CTAACGGAAAGAATTACCCGGTAGCTCTTGACGGAAATGGTAAGATGTATGTGAATGTTCCGTGGACGGATACCAACACGACATACACCAATATGGGAGCCGCTTCTGCCTCAGCGGCGGGAAAGGCAGGTTTGGTCCCCGCACCTGCCGCCGGAGCGCAAGCCAAGTATCTTCGTGGTGATGGGACATGGCAAACTCCTCCTAACACCACATATAGTAACATGGGAGGAGCAACGTCCTCAGCCGCAGGATCGGCGGGATTGGTACCGGCCCCAGCCGCTGGCAAGCAGGCATCTTTTCTTCGTGGCGATGGAACGTGGGTCGTACCTACCAATACCACATACGGATTGGCCTCTACTACAGCTAACGGCTTGTTGAGACAGCTTAATGGCAGTACATCCAGTTTCATGCGTGGAGATGGCACTTGGGCTACACCTCCTAACACGACATACGCCGTAGCCGATGAGTCTACTAACGGGTTGATGGCGGCGGCTGACAAGAAGACCGTGAACAGGCTTATAGGAGTTAATACGGTCACGACATTAGCTAACCTGCCTATTAGCAAGAGAAGTATCACGGCTACGTTATCAGCCGCTACCACCCTATCCGTGCAGTCAGGGATGCAGATAGGGGAGGAGTTGATGATCAGGTGCGTCCCGTCGGCGGCCTTCACGCAGGCTATACCCAACTCCGGGGATTATGTCAGCATGAGCGGAACTTCTATATCCACTACGGCCAACAAGCCTTTCGAGATAAATATCTGGTGTTACGCTTCAGGTAAGTATAGTATCGCCGTTAAAGAACAAGATTAATGATATAAGATATGAGCTACGTATATATAAACAGGGAAATATATCCCAATCAATTAGTTCAGGGCGATCCGCTTGATGATAATTACGCCAAGGGCTATAGTTATGATGATTACATTAACGGGAATCCCGCCCCATGGATAGAGCTTGGGGAGGAGCAATTGGCGTTCAAGGAGGCTAATCCTAAAGCTACGGTTAAGGAGATTATCGAGGCTAAATTGGATGACTCAAGGCTTCTTAATGAGGAGAAATCGGCTAAGTATGAGGAGATCAGGACTTATGAGAATGAGAATCTTCATGAGTTTTTCTTGGATGACCAAAATATCTATATCCCTGAATATGATAGGCGTAACGCTTTGGCTGATGGGGCTATAGCTGGTAAGATAACGATCATGGGTCTGAAGTTTGATATGACGGAAGGCAAGATCTTGATCGGGATGATGGATAAGTATGATAATGATCTGATGTCGGCGTTAGGAGCCAAACAGAGGGAAGTAAGCTTAGCCACTACCGTAGAGCAGGTGAGGGCTATTGACGCTCAGTCCGGCTATCCAGATAAGGTAAATATCACCATGACTTATGTCCGGCAACAGGCAAAGGAGAAAGATGTCTCCGATCCTCAGAAAGTGGCTGTCAGATTCTCCAGAATGGTGGTTAATAACAAGACTATATCTTTATCCCCTAATGAGAAACTGGATGTTAAGGTTCTATTCCCTATATGGGGACAAGAAGGGGCGGAGTTCGGGTTGTCGGTGGATGCCGGATTCTGTCTCAGGGTGGTGAGGGACGATACGGATATCCTTTATGAGGTTATTCAACAACATACATTATCAAAGGAATGGGAACCCGGATTGGATACGGCTTCCTTATACAAGGTCATTGATAAGGAGCATGCCGGGACCATAGGGGATCCTATCCCGTATTTCCCTCCAATGGAGATATTCAAGGATAAATATTACATCCAGAACGCTGATGTATATAAGTGCACTAGGGATAGCGGAACTCCTCTTAGTCATAATCTAAAGGACTTAGTAGGGTTGTATGTTGAGGTTGTACAGGGCTAGTCGTATCTACCCCCCCCCTATATTTGGCTTGTGATATGATACAAGTTATTTTTGGCATAATAAAATGACATTTGTAAATATATTTAAGTATGGCATCACAAAAATTCAGTTTCGTAACCGTCGACCCGGTATCAGGATCAGGAGATCAGGCGGTTAATTTCTCCGGTGAGAAACACACCGGTCGTCTTCAACGCGTTATCAACCTTACGGTCACCACGAACGGCGGGGCTAAGAAGGCGTTGGTAGTTAATCAGGCAGCGGCTGCTGAGGTGGTAAGATCAGACAGCCCTAACGCTTCCGTACAAAAGACAGGCGGTAATGTTACCATCACCGGTAAGTCTAACAGTACTAAGCTTACGTTCGCGGTCACGCCGGCTAAGGAGAACGGGCTTACGTTACAGCTCCCGGCTAACTACACGGCGGCTGGAAAGACTACGGCTAACGGAGCGGTTATCGCCGACGATCCCGGAACCGCTGGCGAGTTCGTTTGGAGCATCACGATCTCGGACGTACCGGCCAACGTCACGATCGAGGAACTGACAGCTACATTGAAGGTAACTGCCGCTGGTGGCCAGATAGCCAACGTGACGGTAACGCAAGCCGCTGGAGACTCTACTATCGAGCTTGACAAGGAGACTATTAACTTGGATGTAAATGGTACTCAACAGACGGTTAACGTAACATCTAATGACAGCTGGACATGGGCGCAAGCTGCGGCTAGAACCGTATTGAGAATGATGGAACGATAATCAGTTTCTTTTCTCTTACTCAGACCCCGATCGACTAAAGCCGGTTGGGGTTTATTTGTTTTGCTATCTTTGCAATAGAACAAAAATAATACAACTATGGCTAATGATTTGAATATTAATTGGAAGGACGGGGTAGGCGAGGTAACGGACCAGCCTCTGACCGTCAGCCCGGGGTCCGGGACCGGAAGCGCCCCCGTTTCCTTTGGCTCGGTGATGAACAACGGTCTTGATCGGACTCTTGAGCTGGAGATAACAACTCCAAAAGGTGTTAAGAAGACGCTCACGGTGAATCAGGAGGGATGCCGGCAGGCTTATATCACGAGCGACGGCAAACGATGGCTGACTAGCGACAATCGGGTGTATGGGGTTTTGAAAAGCGATGCTCCGTGCGAATGCATAGGTGATTGCCCTTGATATTTTGTTTTTACGAATTTTGTAATTACATTTGTGGCGCATATCCATCACCATGCTTTTCGTCGCTAATTTATTATAAGGGATACCGGTCTGTGATGGGATCGGCATCCCTCTGTTTTTTAATATGGAGAAGATAAATGTTTTCGATGTTCAGGTTCCTGATGGGAGACAAATCCGTTGTATGTCGTATAATAAGGTTACTTATTTTGATCTTGACGATATATGTAGTTATGTTTTGACTCATACGATCTACATGATGTGGCTGACACTAAGGTAATGAGTGAGTTCCTGCACCGAGAGGGTGGTCGTTATTGGACTACGATAGATGGCGTAAGGCAGTTGTATCGTAGGATTGAGTGTAAGATGTGTTTTGAGGTTATAGAAAAATTAAAGGGATTATGATAGAAAAGAAATTTGATTTCGTGATATATCCGTTGGATTTGATTATCACGGTTGGATTAGATTATAAGACGTTGTGTGATCGTTTCGAGAATATGGAACCTGAACACGAGGGGAAATGGGGAGATGAAGATGATATGGATAAGGAGGCGTCTTTCGTGAATTTGGTAAGGGATAGGGATGATGACGATAAATTCGCCATACTTTGGAATTTTTCGAGCGACGATGATTTAATAATGAGAAATATATGTCACGAGTCATTCCATATAGCAATGAGCGTATGCCAATTTTGCAACATGTCTCTTGGATTTAAGGTTGGAGAGGATGAACACGCAGCGTATATAGCCGGATTCGCTGGTGATTGCGTTAGTGAGTTCATCAATAGCAAGAATACGGATTAAGTCATAAATTCTATAAGGAATATAAGAATATCAGCCTCCGCTTATTTGTGGGGGCTTTTTGTTTATCTTTGTCAAAAACATGAAGTTATGTCGAGTTGCGTAATTAAAAGGAATAAGGAAGGTAAGATAGCCCGTGTCTTGACTCCTTCCGGCGAGGTATCTACCTTGTTCGATAAGATAGCGGGTATAGCCGCCGTAAGTGATCTTGATAAGGCCGCTGAGGCTTATATGACTATTTATAACGATAAGTTCAGGTCTAAGTTCGGAGACTGGACGAGATCCGCACCAAGGAATAAGGAGGCGGCCAGATCCATAAGTGCCAGACTTAGCGCCAGCAAGTGGGGGCAACTTATGTCAGCCAAGGTCTTGTCCGCCATAAGCGATATGGATGCCCCGGCGTTGGCCAGAAGTCTCGGGAATAGCGACAATGTCGTGGCTTATCTTACCTCCGGAGAGGTAGGTGATGTCAATGATATGGCTGTGGTAGATACATCTACGGTACAGGAGGTGGATCTGGATTCCATAAACGAGGATAATATTGGCGATACGATACTGAAAGAGGCGTCATGGGATGATATAAGGGCTATCAGGGAGAATATAGATATTAAGGAGACAGCCCGTATGTTATGGAAGGCTGTGGAAAGCGCTTTTACCGGTCAACGACCTAATATCAGGGTGAAGGGCGGAAATATAGACGGGGAGATCATATTTTCTGGTAATGTCTTGCCGTTAAATGATATTGAAGATTATACGCCCCCATCTTCAAGATTGGTATATGATTCCGGTGAGCCTCGCCTGTTCTTTAGATCGGATGACGGCAAGATATACGACTCTTACGCCAACGCCATAAAAGGCTCGTCCGGCGGGCGGATCGAGGCCGGGTTCTTGGCCGGCAGTGTCGAGGAGAGCGACGTCCCGTCCGGTACGGCTGACATCTCCTTTGGCTCGTCCTCCATAACCCTTAACAACAGTGATTCGTTCATCCCGGTCCTTGGCATCAGCTCAGATTCTAATATAAGTACCCGTGGAGGGTTTGTCAATTACCTTATCAAGAAAGGTCTGTTGAGCGGGGAGCGTATAAGGCTAGGAGATAGGTATTATCTTACAGGGACCGGCAACTCCGATGGTCTTAAGATCTATAACGCTATGGATGCCTTGTCTAGGCTAAGGAATAGGTTTGGAAGTCAGTCCTCCGAAATGAACGTATTGGGTTCTATAGGTTTTGATACGGAGGTAAGTAATGATCTTGATCTTATCACGACATCAGGGGAGAAGGTTACGGTAAGCAGATCGGAGATCAAGGGCATGTTAAGGCAAGGTAAGTTTGAGGAGCTTAACGATAAGTATGATGGGTTCATGGAGCTAGCCTTGTCGTTGATGATGGAGGATAACGCTTTGTACGGAAGCAATGTCCGTGGGGTTATCGAGAATGAGAAGGCGGAGGATCTCCAGAATAGGACTGATATCACCAATATCTTATCCACGTTAGGTATCCGTGTGATGGGTATGTCTGAGTATATGGATAAGTATAAGATGCGTAATGGCGTGGATCCTTCGGCTAGGGCCTTATCTGACATGGCCAATGGGGTTATCGCCTTGGCTGAGGGGGCTACGGTAGAGGATCTCAATGAGGAGGTGGCTCATTTCTTGGTCGATACTTATCGTAACCAACAGGAGATTGACGAGGTGCTGGATTCTGTTGTCGGCACGTCGTTATGGAATCAGTTCGCTGGTCGTTACTATGAGGTGTATGGGAAGGAATACCAAGGAGAGGAGCTGGATCGGATGGTGAAGCGGGAGATCCTAGGTAAGACGTTGGCCCAGCGGTTCGTGCCGGGCATGGAACAGGCGGTAGAGGATCTGACCTCGTCCGGGGACGACCAGCTCTCCTTGTTTGGCAGGATGGTACGAGCTATACGTAATTTCTTCTCCAGCCAAAGATCGGATTTAAATAAGGTACTTGACAGGATAAAGGAGTCGGCGTTAGCTGATGATCCAAGCGCATTTGACGTGCTTCTGTTAAAGGATAGCGACCATCTTATGTACTCATTATCGGATGTTGATGTGGCTAATAAGCTGATCAAGAACGGTAGGTCATTGGAAAGACTATATACCAGATTGCAGAGGATGAGGTCAAGCCAAAGCCAGAGGATCGGTGAGAGCATCTCCCTTCTACGTGATATAGGCGAGAAGGTAAGACAAGTCGGGGGTGAGCTAAATAAGAATAACAACCTATTATCCACCAAGAGCGTCATAGCGACCGCCAAGGCTGAGGTGGAGTATTTGGTCACTGTCGCCAGTAGCCTGCGTAAGAGCGGAAAAGGATTGGATTATGAGACGATACAGGTTATCGATAACGTATATGGGGAGATCGTGCCACTTATCAGGAACCTTCGTGGATTCGTCAATAATCAGGCGGCTGATTATTATGGCAGCAATAAGGTTGGCATGGTAGAGGATATGGATGATATATTACGTATGGCTGAGACATCCATGTCTGATATAAATGCTCTTCGAAGTGATCGTAATGAGGACTGGCTGGATGGACAGCTCAGGATGTTTAATATCCCGGAAAGGTATTGGGATGGGATAAAGAAATTGGTGAATAACATCCATAAGGATATCAATGTCATGTCCCGGTTCTTTGGCACGCTGGAGCATAGTGGTAACGCTATTTTAGGTATGTTAGGTCAACGTCTAGCCAAGGCCCATAATGAAGCCCATACCGAAGGTATATCTAATATCAATAAGATGACTAGGATGATGAAAGAGCGTGGATGGGGGATAAAGGATAATGAGGATCTTATACAGAAGATAAATGGGAAGAACTCGGATTACCTTGACTCGTCCCGTGATTTCGCTAAATACGATTTGCTATACAGGACCGAGCAGGCTAAGGCTATTATCGATATATATGATCTTAAGAATGTTACGGGTAAGACCGAGAAACAGCTTATCGATCTTCTTCTATCCGATAGAGGCCTTAAGGTGAAGACCCGTGACGACATAGTAGGATATGACGGGGATAAGCCTATTACGAAGGAGGTATATCATGTATTCAAACCTACCATCCAGAATTTTGATATTTCGGACATGACGTTCGAGGATCAGCAACGATATCTCGACGCGATAAATAGGTGGTTGGATGAGAACCGAGAGAAACCTATGGTGCAGGCTTATTACGATAAGATCGAGAAAGTTAATAAGAAGGTCGAGGAAAGACTGGGTCGTAGGGTATCGCAAGCTACGTCCGATTTCATGACCCGTATCCGCAGGAGCCGGTATGTGGCTATGGATAAGTTCGTGAGGAACGGGAAGGTCGATTGGAAGGCGTTTCAATCCGATCCTATAGCTTGGAGATCTTATCTGGATATTTTACGTGACAGGGCTATAGCCAAGAGCGAGTGGTACTCTGATGGTACGCCAAAGGAAGAGGGATCCGAGGCTCTGATGATGTCCGAGGAGATCAAGGCATGGGACGAGGCGTGGGCCGAGGAGTTCGGGAATACCAACGAGGGTCGTAAGGCTTCCGCCGAGTTCAAGGAGATACTTCGTGGGATAGAGCGGTCCGAGGGCGGCAAGGCTGCGTTTGAGTTCCTGCTAGCTGGCGGTCATCTTGGCTTCTCCAAGGATATGTGGGGATCAGAGGAGGGTGATTATTACGAGAATCTTGTTGATAAGATCACGGAGCAATCTGTATCATCATCAAGGATAGAGAAGGTAGAGGAGGCGATGGCGACAATAAACGAGATCAATGACCAGCTAAGGCCTTTGCTTATCCAGTACCGGGATAGCACGAGATACGGGGAATATGATTTCGATAGGTTACGTGGATCCGCCTCATTAAGAAAGATAAACGAGTTATATGATCGTCTGGCTGAGGCTAAGAGCGTTATTAACGCCGCCGCTTCCGCTGAGGCTATTGAGATGGATATGCCTGATACGGTGGAGAGTGGAGTCACGGATTCTTACCGTAACGCTTTAAGGGATGCCATGGCATACGACAAGGGTATGGATGAGATTAAATTCGCCAAGGAACATATGTCTGCCCGCTCCCGGAGTCAGGTGGATAGGATGGCCGCCAAGTTATCTCGGAAAAACCCGTCATGGACGACCGTGGAGGTATCGTTTTTGAGAAGGAAATACGGTCCTGACTTCAATAATAAGCTAGCTAACGACATAGCGATGGGTAAGACTGATAAGATCCTTGTCGAGTACGCCATGACCCGGCTGTATCCTTATATGAGGAGATACTCTCCCAAGGGATATTCTGATTTCGTTAGGAAGATAAATAACGGTACGTATAAGGTATCCGAGTTCTTTGATGCCATAGAAAATGGTATATCTAAGGAAGAGAGCGTATCCCGTTTCGGGTTTGATATTAATATGATCGATCTGACGATCAATAACCAGTGGCTTGATGAGGCTGACGCCGAGAGTTCTTTCCGTAATCCTAATTATAATCCCGATCTGGGTTATGGATATCATACGCCTAGGTTCGATAAGTACAAGAACGAGGCTTTTTTCAAGAAATACGGTATTACCAACGAAGGGGAGGAAGCTACGATCAATAAGGATAAGTGGGAGATGAGGAAGGAGCTGCTTAACATAAGCCGTAAGGCTATGGAGGATTATGATGAGCGGTTCAGGAATATCTACCAGATACCACAAATATCCAAGGGCGGCGTGGAGAGGATGGTGCAGGCCGGGGTTGACCCGAAGGCGGCTATCGGCAATGCCGTACGTGATATTGTTGGCGAGAGGGTGGATGATCCTATACACGGTCAAGGACAAGACCTAGGAGGGCTTGATGAGAACGACAACAAATATCGTATGATCCCTAAATACTATCTCAGTAAGTTGGAGAACGCCAACGACGTGTCCCATGACTTCGCCTACTCCTATTCCATGTTATCCTTGCAGGCTACCGCTTACAAGTATAAGAGGGCGGCCTTGGATGATGTCATGGGATACAGGAACATGATGCTGGAGACGCAATACGACGGCGGTAAGAACCCAGAGGCGACGCATGCCTATAGGATGTTCCAAGATTGGGTTAACGCCAGTATCTATGACGTCAGGATAAACAATAAGCGGGCGGAATGGAATATAGGTAATTATAAGGTCGATCTTAATAAGCTGGCTCTTATGTTTACCAAATTCGTATCCAAATCCAACTTAGGCTTCTCCCCGTTCGTTGCGGCTACCGGCGCCCTTACCGGGCAGGCCAATTTCCTTTTGGAGGGTATGGTAGGGCAGTATATAAGCAAGGACTCCATGAAATACGCCTACGGGGAAGCTCAGAAGCAATTAAGTACGTACGTGTCGGAGATCGGGGATATAAACCGTACCAACAAATTATATGTCGTCGGAGAGGCTCTAGGCGTATTCAATGTCCGCAACCGTGTACGATCGGCGGCGTATAACAAGATCTGGAGAACCTTATTCCGGGACCTGCCGTTTAAGATGATGGAGGTTCTTAACTCCCCGTTGGATCCGCAGGTCATTATCTCGGTCATGGATGATACCCGACTATACGAAGGTCAGTTCTGGTCATACTCCAATTTCAAGGAGATGATGATGAAGGACAGGAATATGTCCGCTAACGAGGCTAAACGCGATTGGGAGCGTTTAAGGGATTATTCTATGTGGAACATGGTAGATGTCAAGGATGGAAAGATCGTGGCTAAGAACGAGGCTAACAAGGATATTATAGACCGATATATACCCACCTTGTCCAGTAGGGTAAGGAGTATGGTGCAGATCTGTGACGGCGCCTTGAACGAGCAGAACCGGGTGGGGGCTAGCCGGAACGCTATCCTTAACATGGTTCTGCCTCATCGTGGATGGTTTATATTGGCCGTGCAGCGGGCGTATAAGAAAGCCGGTTTCAATTTCCAAACCAACCAGTTTGAGGAAGGATATATGAGAACGTTATGGAGACTGGCCGGTAATGTCTATGGATCGATGTCCGAGGGCAGGATGGGGGAGGCATATGACGTGCTTAAGGAAGAGTATGATAAGCTTACCCCCTACGAGCAGATCAATATCAAGAGATCGATTATCAATATGGCGGTATTCGCCACGATGATGGCCATAGGACGGGCTTTGATGGGATATAGGGAGGATAATGAGGATAGCTGGTTTGGACAGTTCATTACCTATATAGGATTCAGGACGATCAATGAGATCGCTTCCCAGACATCCCCGTTCATGGAGCTTAACGCCATAGACATGCTACAGGATCCGTTGGTCACCGCCCGGAAGTTAGGCGACCTCACCGATCCTCGAAACTGGGATCCGTTCGCTACCGTCCAGACCGGAGTGTATAAGGGCGAGAGCAAGCTATGGAGGCAGCTCATGAAGTTCTCATTTGGTAAGCAATGGTATAATATCAAGACGGCTAGGGATATTAAGCAGACATCCGACTACTGGTTGATGACCAACGGCATGACGATGGGATTCTTCTTAGGAGGCAGGGATAAGGACGAGTCCGGGGAGGACGCTAATTGGTACTTTGATAGAGGAAGATAGCCGATATAGTATGACAATAAAAAAAATAGCCAGTCAATTGTTTAAGACAATTTGATTGGCTATTTTTGCATTCCCATCTATCCATCCCGGACGGATGGGAATAAACATTCTATTCATGAATGCAAATGTAGATCTTTTTCATGATTCCACGAAGAATAGTAGTGGAATTTTGACGTCCGAATCCAACGAAATGGATTTAAACATATTAATACCGGTAGTAGATAATAACAACCACAAGGTTGTAGACGCAAGATTCCTTCATGCGTTTCTTCAAGTAAGGAGGGATTTTACGTCATGGATAAAAGATCGTATATCTAAATATGATTTTATTGAAAATCAAGACTTTGTGTTGATAAAATATGATTATTTAGGTAACTTACTGAATGACAGACTCCCCGAAACGGGGGAGTCTGATACACAGATAGTTGCTAAAACGGATTATCTTCTATTAATAGATATGGCTAAAGAGCTATGCATGGTAGAAAATAATGATAAAGGAAAGATAGCCAGAAGGTATTTTATAGAGAAAGAAAAAGAACTGAGAGCCTTAAAAGAGTTAGAGGATAATCGAAAGCATTGTTTGCGCATCCCCGACTTTTCTGATCCGGCTAAAGCCGCAAGAGCATGGGCTGATGAGTATGAGGCCAAGGTGAAGGCCGAGAAGGAAGCTATGTTGGCACTAGAAGCCAAGAACAAGGTCGAGGAGGAAAAGAAGATTGTCCAAGCCGAATTAAATACGGCTATAGATACGATAAAGGAGAATGAACCGGTAATTGATATGTTTAAAAGGTCTATTCCAAGAGAAGGTGTTCTTATCCGTGAATCATCAAAATATTTTGAGCAGTTCGGATATTATATCGGGATAAAGAATATGTATCCGTTATTACAGGAATTAAAATATGTTTTTAGGAACGAGAGAGGTAGGATAGAAGCGTATCAATCCGCCCGTAATTCCGGATTGGTTATATATGGATCTGATCCCGGTGATGAATATTGGGAAGCTAAGGCCGTGACTGTTATGATAACATTAAAGGGATTTGTTAAACTGGAAGAATTGTCAAGAAAGAAAAGGAGCGTTTTTGAGAAATATGGTAGGTTTACGATATGATGCCCCTCACTGTAATCATTCTGATAAAGGCAAGGCTATTAGAGCGCTTACTGGTGATAATAGATATTGATTATAAAGTTTTTGCCCAAAATGGTAAAAACCCTACTGAGGGAAGATCGACAATTGTATGTATGATAACTGAGTTTTGCATGGAATGTTTGATAACAAGGAAAGAAAGATGGGTATAAATAAATAGTTATACTATTGATGCTTAATGTAATCCAAAAATGGATTTACATAATAATAGAAGGATAGGAGATTGTCACCCTATTCTTCTACTGTTATCAGACCTTATGTTTAATCATATTCATTTTGCGAAGTTCATGAGGAAGTTCCTCAATGACGGATTTAAGAGATATAGGGTCATCCTCCCACGTCAGGTGCCTACCTGCTAACTTATAGATTGTACCTCTTGGAAGTACGATCGCCGAATTGTGATCCTCGACAGAGAAATATTCCTCGTCGTGCGCTGACCTCTCGTCCGTCCATATCTCTCCTTGCCGAGCGGGGGCGTTGTCAAGAATAACCTCGTCACCGTTTTTGTTCACGGCTAAAAATACTATTGTCTGTTCTCCTATTTTCATGAATTATAATTTGCTTACCAATCTCCTCCATCATTACCTATTCCTAATATTGTAGTTATAATATTATCTGGATTTGTCCCTGCGTTAGGAAGCATCTCAGGTATAGGGTTATCTTCCCTATCACCATGCATCATAACGGTAAGAACTCCACTAGCGGAATACAACCAAAGACGTTTGCCATCCTTCTCCCATTTCTTCGCTAATCTATTTAATGATTCAATCAGCTTACATTCTTCCGGGGTGCATTCGGTTCCCGCATCAGTAAAATATATCTTTCCCATATTTGGTTTATTTAGTTGTTAAACTCTGATAACTAATTATGTGATAAATATACTTCTATTTTTTTAGCCATATCAATAAGCATCTCACATCTTAGGTCGTTAAGATCCTTACAAAACCTCATCTCCTCCTCATGCTTTTCCTCAGGTGATCTATTGTCGTTTATGCTATAACATGGTGACGAATACACGGGGATAGGTCTCATGGCCTCTATAGCCAATTTAATAGCCTTTTCTTTGATATCGCTTATACTATCTTCTTTTTGTGTCCAGATCATGCCGCTATGAAGGCAATTAGGATCATTAGCATGATCTATTGAGCAAATTCCTTTGTCGTAAAAACAGCATCCCGTACAACTCTCTTCTTCTATCTCAGGAATAGCCACATATGCCTTTCCTTCGTATATTTTGACTTGCCCTTTTTTCATCTTATCAAATTTTTATATCCTACATGTTTTAACTGCTCTTCGGTAGCCTTCTCCTTCGGGAACTTCCCATGCCATTTACCGGGCACCACGACATCACGTCCGTCCGGGGAGGTAGTAAGCCTCCCGCATTCGCTGCACAGCCCCATGCCCTTGTACGGCTGTAGCTCCTTGGCATAGTCGAACTCATCCACCATATACTCGTTTGTCAACATCCAGTAACTAGACGTGGCGGTATTATCGATACAGCCGCATTTAGCGCATACAAATAAGCTCATAGTAAGTTCTTTTTTTGCCTCACTGAACAACCGTTCTACCAGATTCTCAAATTCCTCATCAGGCATATCTATTATGTCTTTTATCTGCACTTGTATTCTTTCTTTTGCTAAAGAATAACAATTACTATTGACAGAGTAACGAACTACAGTGCCGTTTACGAAAATAAAATCATCTGGTTTTAAATAATTTGTATAGCCATTCTTAGAAAGCATAGGAATATGATGTATATCATCTATTCTTGCTATAAGAGAATCATTATATTTGACATATTTTCCAACAATCCATTTGTGCTTCTCCTTTAGATTAACTTGTATCTTGCTTATTTCTTCGTTTAACTGTTTTTCCAGTTCTTCAATCTTATTCATATTCTATCTATTTTAATGTTATTGTTATTAAATCTGTTTATCATCTCATCAAAGAATTGACGGTCTATCTCCACAAGCAGGGAGTCCCTTCCCTCCTCGTAAGCCGCTATCCCTGTCGTTCCGCTCCCGGCTACCGGATCCATTACCGTATCTCCCGGATTCGTGTATGCCCGTATCAGGTATCTTAATAACTCCACCGGCTTCTGGTTGGGATGGACGGCTGATTTTTGCCTGTCTGTCTTGAACGTCATGACCGATAGCGGGTATCTCTCCGTGCTATCGTATGTAGTGAGACCGGTCTTGCCGTATAATTCCGTTTCCTTGCACCCTGCTTTACTAGAGGCCTTGGATACTTTCCTGACATGACCATAAGTCTTTTGGGGATTATATGTATGCTTCCCAAGTGGCATAGGTGAGAAGATAAGTATCAATTCATGATTTCTTAATGGAGCTTTCTTGGCGTTAAGAAAACCGGTAGGGGTAGTCTTATGCCAAACAAGGTCGTACCGGTACCATCCCGCTGGGGCGACCCTCATGATCTCGACCGCCGCCGTGAGTGAACAGGTGACGGCTACCACCCCGTACGGACACAGCATTTTTTGGATTACCTCCCACATCGCCTTATAATCAAATCCCTCCTTGTCGTATCTTGCCTGGGTTATCTTATAAGGAGGGTCGGCAAAAACAAATCTTACCTTCCCTACCATATCCTTGAATACGGACATCGCCATACCCATATCCCCGTTAAACGCCCTTACTTTCCCGTTCATCATCAACCCTCTCCACTTTAATTGTTCCCATATCACCTGAAGGTAACGTAATACTGCTATACACGTTATTCCAGTTCTCGTCAATGGCCAACTGATGTAATATCGACCTATATATCTGGTAGGTGTTACCGATAAGTCTCTTCCTATTTATCTTATCCTTACTACCCCCATCATATCCTATATGCTCATAATCCCCAAGATCAGGGAACAGTCTTCTTCTTATCGCTCGTGAGTTATTGACTATAAAGCTTCTTATCCCCAGCGTTTCCGCTCCATCCATATCATTTATCAACGTATCTGTCGTATGTTGTAGGTCCATGTCGCCAGCGGCGAATCTACTGATGTCTTCCACGCATTGGGATATCAGCATTAGCTGCTCCCTTGTCAACGTTATTTTATAAAGTTGTTTATTATCCATGATTATCTGATATTAATTTTTCTTTTATATGTTTAGATATATCAATTATCTCATCTTTTATATTGCAATCATCTTTTAATAATGAACCAAATATACATGATATGGCGCTCTTTAGGCCTAGCGCTATCCCTATCTCCAATATTTTTTTATCGGTATTAGAGATTTCTACAGGTTCATATAATATTGATGATATGTTGTTAACGACGTATATTATATCATCTTCATTCATTGATGTAGATTTATCGACAATAGCTATAAAATCTTTTATAATCATAATATAAGCTATTTTTATTTCTTTTATCGTATCATCGCTTAGATGTCTATCTCTTATATGCCTTTCAACATACTTGTTTGCTAGATTCTCTATTTTGTTTGATTTGTCCATTTGTACTATCAATTATTTAGTTAATAATAGATCATAGTCCTCTTCGTCTATACTCCCATTATTGTTGATGTATATAATGAAATCATTTAAAAGCACGGACTTATCCTTGGATAAGGCTTTTATAATAAGCTCTCCATCATCTTTCAACATCACATGCACAGTATCCCAGATAACATATTTTTGACATTCTTTCTCAATCTTCTTGATTGTTTTAAGTATTATCTTATACGTCTCCTCATATCTTTTTACTATTCCGCACAGTTCAGTCGTATTATATTTACGTATAGCCGTGAATATATATTCCTTTTTACAATCCCAGCATTTTATCAGTCTTTCTGATCCGCACGCCTTATCCTCGTAGAAGAAACAACCCTTACATGGTTCATTATGGTCGTAGCTTAATACCACAAGCAGCTCCACACCATTCTTGTATATCACGTCTCCTTGTTTCATCTTGTCTATTTTATTAATCTCATTATCAATATAGTAAAGTTGGATATTATCCATACTATAGATATCCAGAACGTTGTACTTAACATAAGACCTATATTCCTAGGTATAGGATCTACTCTCCTGAATGTCAGGATCATGAATATAAATGTCTTGAAGTTCATAATTTACGATATTTTTCTATATAGCTAACTATCAAGTCTTTAACTCCTTTTGGGACATCTACCAGTTTGAGATTACCTTGGAATATGTCCTTGCCGTACTCATCCATAATCTCCCCGAATGAAGGATTCATGACTCTTGTTGACATAGATATCGGTTGATCAGTGTCAAATTTGATAACGATCTTCTTTCCGCCGTTTATCGCCTTTTTAAAAGCCACGTAAAGCTTTCGACCTTTTATTATATCACAATTCCCTTTCAGGATATTAGACATATGTATGACATATTCTTTCTTCGCATCTCCTGGGTTGTTCATAAGCTTAAGATCTCCTCCGGTATCTCTCCATTTCCTGAAGCACGGGAAACATAGACCGTGATTTGCCTTAGCGTGTCTAGGTATCATCCTGCTGCTGCCGGCTGGGATCGTATCGCCACAGCAGATACACGTCCTATCCTTGTTGGTGCGCATCGGCACATAGCTCTTTATTGGGTATTCTTTTCTTTTATACATCTTCTTCTGTTTTCAAAATTATCATCACCATACTCATAATTAGGACAAGCCTTATTGCTTGGCCGTCTCGCATAAGTCTTTTGCTCCCTATTATATTTTCTATTAGGGTTTATATAATGGTCGCACACTTGCCAAATAGAGCAACATACCTTCCCGTATCTTTTCGCCCAATCATTATCATGCAGATGTACGCATGTAGAACAAGTCGGATTCTTAAGCTTATCCTTGTTATCATCTATGATCTTATTAACCCGATCAAGAATAACGGACATATGCTCAGTGTACATAACATTGAATACGTCCGGTTCTGGAAGATATGTCATCGAGCTTATATCTATGTCCATTTCCTTGGATTTGTTGTAAGCCGATTTGTATTTCCTTCTCATCAAATCCTTTAATTGATTTACTTTTCTCTCATAAGTCCCCATATTTCACTCAGTTTTCCATCCTTGTTTTTTCAATAGATCCACCATCATCTCCTTTATCTTAGGGCTAATGGCTTCGGTAAGTATATCAGCGGCCAAGTTAATAGAGAAGCTTGTCATTCTAGATTCTCCTATATACTTCTCGCTGGTAACTTCTTTCACATAGTCGTGAATATCCTTGATCATTTCATTTTGAGATCTTAGGAGATCCAGTATCTTATCGAGTTTATCATTCATCTTTTTTCTCGAATATACCTGAAAATAACCAGAAGACCACTATCAAAAAGAAAAATAGCCCAAGAGCCTCATCCGGATAATCATGCATCGCCTCTAAGATACTTCTCATAACTTAACATCCATTTTACCGATTATACGATAGAAAATATCCCTAGTCAGCTCAATATCGTAAGTAGCGTCATGAAGCTTATTCTCGTCGATCTCAATACCCATAGTTCTGGCTACGGTCATCAACTTAAAGTTCTCCATATCGTTTCTTACACCCATCAGGAACGGTGTCACCATAACATATACATCCATACGGTTAGGATAGAACCATGATCCGAAATACTTATCCCCACATTGGGTAAATAAAGCCCGTAGGAAGTTGTTGTCGAATCCAGCGTTGTTATACCCCACCAAATACATTTTATCCCTCTTATCGAACTTATTCACGTATTTGGATAATATACCAACTAACTGCCTGTACCCTTCTTCCATAGGCTGATACGACTGCACTTGCTCCAAGGTAACACCAGCCACATCTAGCGCCTCTTGCTCTATCGTGGCGGCAGGGTTCGGGGCTAGGCGGATGTCGAACCTCTCGACCTCCTGCCCGTCGATATCCACGATCCCTCCTATTTGGTGTATCCCGTTTCTCCAGAACTTAACATCGGTTGTCTCTAAATCGAAAAATAGCAATTTGCTCATATCTATTGATTTTTTAAATGTTCCTTAATCTTCTCCAATGCCTCATAAGACAGATAGCTGTCTATAGTATTATCGCTATCTATTTCCAGCAACTCATTAAACAAGTCTTTAGCCAATGCTTTCCACTGCTCTCCCCAATCACGGAGATTCTCGACCTTTGACTGTATGTCTTCGAAATAAGAATCTACGTCTGATTTGATTGATTTTGAATAATATTTAACATCCTTCTCATCCCCATCCATGATATAATCACATTGTGTCTCGATATCTTTTATATGACTATCTATATCACTACACATATAATCAACAGGTCTACGTATATTGAATATAGCTTCTGACGTAAGACCGGTTATATCTTGTATGTCTTTTAAATTACCCATGATTTAATCAATTAAATACCAACCATCCACCTGCAAATCCCATTGCGAAAATAGATAAGATTATAGATGTGAATAATATCCAATCTTTTGCGCTTAGCTCATTATTATCTCTCTTTATTTTCTCAAGATAATCATATATAGCTGTATAAACAGCATGGTGAATATTCTCGTCTCTAGCCCTTACGATATTATCATATTCATTATATCCTAGATTATGGGTGGCGCTTTCGATCCTCGTATTCCCCGTAACTTTTTTGTTTACATCAAAATCGAAACTAAATACCATATCAGTGGTTAGAGCGCTGGCGATTTTGCTTTTTATCTCATCATTACTGAGATTAGCATCGTGCACTAATCGCTCATAGTCTTTATCGTCAAGAATTATCTGTTTTTTAATGTTCATATCCCTAATATTTCTGCTACATAAACAAATCCATAACATATATAATTATCAGCGTCATGCTCACCCCAATTCACATGCCATACGACGGCGCACGGGAAATATAATGGCATATCCTCAGCCATAGGATCCTCTTTGAAGTCATCAATGTTTATCTTCTCCCTCCACCTCCACAGGTCTTGGATATCGTTCAAAATTAATTTCTCCATAACTATGACGGATATTAGATGTTAGTAATTCTATAGCCAAGCTGATCATGGCTCCCGCTTCCGTAAGTTTATTCATTTGGGCGTACACCCTGTGCTCTGCGCTACGATAAGTCTCCCTGCTGCTTATGGTATCTAGCAAATCATCTATAGCGTTTCTAAGAAGATTGGTTATTCCTCTTTCTCCCATACCCTTGAAATAATAAATATCACGACCAACGTAAAACATGTCCTGACATCTTTTAGCTACGTACTCTATTCCGGATAGATGGTATTTCTCGTTGTCTATCTCCACCTCTCCTTTTTCTATAGCCCTCAACAACTTCCAATCTATCGTTACATAAGTTTGACGATTTTTTACCTTTACATAGGTATATCCGCCATAATGAGAACCCAGCGTCCTCATCGTTAGCTCATTGACTTTTTGTTTGTTTTCATCCATAATAATCAGGTTTTTAATGTTGATACAAAAATACGATTTAAACAAAAATAAAAGCATGAATAATATTAAAATAATATTAACCATGCTTAAATATAAATATATTCCTTCTAGTTCTCACGGATATACGTATTCGTACTCATCTGGAGGAGATGTCTTGTATTCAACATCGCACTCCATAGTTGTAAATTTCATAGAAAATCATAGAAATAATTAAGATATTCTACTCCATTTTAGACGCTTCAACACAACTGGCAACCCGGCTGCTCTGCGTCCGTATAGCCGCATCAACTCCTACGGCTTGTATGTTTATCGCGGCGTTGAGATCCCTGTCGATCTCCATGCCGCAATCTTTGCAGACAAATGTTCGATCCGATAATTTCAGATCTTTATTCTTCCAGCCACATCTTGAACAGGTTTTCGAGGATGGGTAAAAACGATCTATAACAATCAGTTCTTTACCATACCACCTACACTTGTATTCAAGTTGGTTACGGAACATCGAGAAAGAAGCATCATATACAGAACCGGCAAGTTTGTGATTCTGTAGCATACCGGAAGCATTTAGATTCTCAATACAGATAACATCGTAATTATTTACCAGCATCGTGGTCAAATTATGCATGTACCATGAACGCTTGTTGGCTATATCACGATGAAGTCTTGATACTTTTAGCCTGCATTTGTTTCTTCGATTACTTCCTAATTTCTTTCTTGATAAATGCCGTTGCATCCTTTTTAACTTCGCTTGGTTCTCACAAAGAAAATGGGGATTCTCAACAGCAATCCCATCAGATAATGTAGCTAATGTCTTAATCCCTAAATCAACTCCGACTGTTTTGCTAGTTTTCTGTTTGTAACACTGTTCTGTTTCTACAAGAACTGATACGAAATATTGACCAGCACGGTTCTTTGAAACGGTACAGGAGATAAAACGGGCGTTATCCGGGATTTCACAATCGATAACAATCTTAACCCATCCGATCTTTTCGATCCGGATCTTATTGTTAGTGATTTTAAACTTCGGGAACGGCAATCTAAACGACTGGTTGTCGTGTTTATTTTTTGTAATTCGGTTTACCGAGTTTTTCTTTCCTGTTCTTGTTGAAGTATTGTCTGGAGAACTCAATAAAATCACGTTGCTTCTGCTGCAAGGTGGCTGCCGATACTTCATTTAACCAAGGTTTTTCAATAACAAGATCCGACTTTGTCGGGAATTTCGGATTAGGGTTTGTTTCTTTATCGTATGAGTTAAATGAGTCAACACAAGCATTCCATATAACACGAACACATCCGAATGTTTTTGCAAGAAGTTCTTCTTGTGTTTTGTTCGGATACATACGATATTTATATGAACGCTTTATTAGACTCATCATCAATTCATTTTAATATATTAAATATACAAATAATTCTATGATTTTACAATGGATTACTATCGATTTTGTAATTATTTAATCATACTTGTCTCCTCTTCTGTATACTAACGCTACCCAACAGTCATATTTTTTGCTGTATCCTATAAGAGGGACATTGGCCATAGGCGGATTATCCCCCGTTTTGTATCTTATTCTTGTTACTTGTTTCATGTTCTCATGGATATAGATATTCGTATTCTTCCGGTGGATATGTTTCAAATTCGGTGTCGTACTTCACACAAGTGTAGTACTTGTCTTTGCTTCTGTACACTACTGTCCACGGACAGTCATATCTTTTGTTGTATCCTAAAAGAGGAACACCTTCCATAGGAGGCTTATCTTTCGTTTTGTACCTTAATTTTGTTATTTGCTTTATGCTCATATAATCTTATGTTTAAGTAATTCCATCATCATCGAAAACAATGTGTCTACAAGAAGTTTCTCGCTACTCCAATACATAGGAATCTCATCTATATCTCTATACGTTACAGACCATGCATGTTTTAGCTTATAACATTCTAATGTACAACCCTCTATCTCATATGGGAGTAAATTCAGTAACGTCCCTACATCCCAAACAGGGTTGGATATATCCGGGGTAACGGCCTCGATCAGTCCTATACGACCAGCGTCATCCTCCATAGAATGCAATGAGTCAAGGTACTTGTCTCTGAAGCCGATGGCGGTGGAGATAGGGAGGCCGACCTCAACCAGCACTCTCCCCTGTTCTTTTGTGGTGAATATCCTTTCTTTCATCTAACCCTTGATCTTTTTCTCTACAGTAACAATCGTATCATTATGCCATCCCCCATGAGCCACTAGAAGAATCTCCTGCTGCTCGAAACCAAGCCCTGCCCCTATACCGCCGGAGTTCCACGCGCAGGTAATGACCACCCCGCCCTTCTTGGTAATCCTAGCTATCTCCTTCTTCTGTTTAGCCCAATAACTGGATTGTGTTGTTTGCATATTAACAGATTCTCCAAGCCTTTTATATGACTCGGACACCTGTCTAGCGGAATATGGTGGATCATATAATACCATATCAGCTATATTATCATCAAGATGACACAAGAAGTCCGTGGCATCTTTATGATATATAGCCTTAGTCTCAGGGTCAAGATCGTTGGTGATCGTCCCTATATCGCTGTTTCTGGCGAACGGATCCACTATAACCATCCCCTCTTCTCGATATTTGTCTATAAGTTCCCTTATCGGTCTTATGCTGAATGTCTCTTTATTCGGCATTGACCATTTTTTAGTAATTATCATGATCTATGAAGTTTATCCCATTCTTCTTTATCTACTCTTTTACCTTGTATATAAAACAACTGTATTGACCCATCATGAGTGTAAATTGCTTTAGACTTATCATTTTTTAATCTATCGAAAACATTACCAAACCTCTGTGATAATTTCATAGATTGATATTTTTCAAGAAAGTTATATTCTTGATCTGATAAATTTAATTCCTGTTTAATCATTTCCCTGCTTTTGCTCATACCAAATTTGATTGTTTATTTCCTTTTTGAAATTTAATTTCATAATACTTCTAGATATAGGATCACATATATCCTCCCACCAATTCTTGTGTCCTTTTGGTGGATGTATATCCTTTTTCCATGAAGATCCCTTAACTGTCTTGATTCTTCCGTATGGTCTCATTTTGCTCGTGTTTACCTTCACATATCATAATTGTTTATTTATTCTCAGACCTAAAAATATCTTTTGCGAACATATCAAGGGCAAGTTTATGTATCTTAGGTAAGACCTTAACCAATTTAATACCAAAATTTTCTCCCCTCTTAACAAAAGTCCATTTACCATATATGATTCCATGCATCATATTCTGTATTACTTCCTTACTGTCTGTCAAGAATACTTGGTAATAGACACTTTTGGCATAATTAAAATCCTCCCCATGATCATTTGCCGGTCTTAATATCATTACAGCAGAAGAGCGTCCACGAACGAATCCGTGTATCTCAAGGCATTCATAAAACTCATAATTATCACGTTCCTCATCATGAACATCCTTAACCCATTTACATGGTCTCCCGTCCTTAAACGGGATCTTTAACTGTTTCTTTGCCATCTTTTAAATTATATTATAATGTTAGGTAATTATATACAAGTTTACACCATATTTTAGTCTCCATGTCTTATTTGTTAAAAGAGTAATATAGATATAAATACATAAATTGAATAGGGCTATTCACCATGCCCTTATCAGTAGGATCATCGTATTTGTCAAGCCAAAGACGAAGCGCCTCCCAATCGATATCCTTACGGTCACATACCATGCAGGCTAGGTTAGCCCCGAACAGTTCCCCGTCGCCGCCCAGCGACTTGTTAAACCTCTTGGCTAGTCTTCTTTTGAATCCCTTATCATACCATATCCCGGAGGTAGCGGCATAACAATAATAAGCGTTGTACTTCATTTTCACGCCCATCTTCTCAAACAATGGTGTATGCCATATCCGATCTAAAAAGAATACTATTCCACGATATATGAAGGTTCGGAGATTTTTCCTGTATTCTTTCCCCAAGAAATTATCCACACAAGATATAGTCCCGCCTGAATAGTACCAGTTATTGGCACCTCTCTTGACCTTATCCGTCATCTTGAACTTATTTTTCCTATCCTCTACTCTATCCCAAGGCTTTAATTTATCCTCGTTAAATGTCGGGCAATAATGATAGTAATGATTGATCCACGAGAGGTAGGGGTTGTATATCGTATATCCATTGTCGCTGACATATGAGTTCATATCATACCCAAGTTCTTTGGCTAGAATAGATCCTTCATCAGCTAATACCTTCAATATCGGGTTCAAGTTCCATATCTGATCTTGGCTGACGAACATCGAGTAGCATGGATCCTCATCCTCCCCATACCATCCTCCCATCCCGCTCACTATTTTATCCAAATCAAGTGAATAATCTTTCCCGGATGAAAAGTCATCTCTAAGGAAAAAACCTCTATATGGGATCATGTCATATACACCCGGTTGATCCTCAAACATATGTTTAGCGTTCTCGGTCAATCTGATCAATGTTTGCAAGGCGGAAGATATATCTATGGGCGCATATTCACACCTATAGACCTTATTATTTATCCAAAGATATTGAAGAAGCTCGGCTATATTAATAGTCCCGTCCTCCACATATCCTGTCTTGTTATCGAAGTTTATTTTGGCTAGAGGTATATTACTCCCTTGTGGTTGACCGCTTTTTTCATTACAACAATGCACGAACCTGTCAAAGAATATATCTTTCCAGCCAAAATATTTATCACTTAGCGTCATGAGCCTATTTCTTATCGTATAATGACATGACGTTAATAAGATCAGCCTTTCTGCACATCCCCTCAAGTTTATTAAAGCCATCCATATTATCTCCACTGACGATAATAGTAGGATATACCTCTATACCGTACTTGGATATCTCCTCATCCGTGGCTTTGTTCTCCGGGATCTGGTTTAACGTGACCTCACCCTCATATTCCTGTAACGTGTTGGCGATAATATATCGCATGTAATCGCTGTACTCAGCGTCTTTCTTCGTGAAAAAATCAATTCTTACCATTTTTAAATAGTTTTTAATTTGTTAATAATTAAATCCGCTGTAAATATAGCGTTATCTACCTCATCTACACTCAACCTCCTCCCATCGAAATCGTTGGACAATAAATCTTTTACGATCTGATATCTTCTCAACTCCCAATCTATGTCTATATCAAAATTAAGATGCCTTACACAATCATAATTCAGCTCCTTACGATTCTTATCAAGGTACTTAACTATCGGGAATGAAGTACCATTGTCAATAGTACGTGCAATCACATTAATGTACCTACCAGTCCTTTTGTCAATAGCTTTTAATTTCTCGTCTACTATTATTTCTCCTGATCCTTCCATTCTATTAACCCTTTGTTATGTTTATCGTAATATAATAACGCTATGGCGTTCCAACAAATTTGTGCCAAATGCATCAGCCCTGTCTCCTTATCATATCTCTCGCCTTTCATGTACGCCGTCATATGGCGAAGTAAAGCCGCTCTATATCTCTCAAATCCATCAGGTATATTCTGCCATGAATTGTCGGCGTATTTCTTAGCCCCCTCCGTATATACCCTCACGATATCCTCTATCTCAGCCAAAGGAAGGAGATCCCACCGAAGCTTGCCGTCGGCCCGGTCGTCCTTGCCGCTGCCGTCTTGCCCTACAAGCGGTCCGCTTTCCACCACCGCGTCTCCTATTTTTGGCTTCCCGAAATTCATCGCCTCATCTGCCGTCTCATCATCAATAAGCCTTAACTTGATAGCCCTGCTTAACGAGACAACCATCTCCTCATCAACCCAAATAAATTTATATGTCTCATCAAATAACGGTTCTATTTTCATTATCCCCGTATTGTCGGCGGTTTCAAGTACCTCAAATACCTCACCATCATAAACAACCTTGTCGTATTTGCTAAATTCCTCTTTCATTTCAAACTCTTTTTTGTTTTATTAATAAAATTCACTAAGATCCCTGCATTCCGGTGTCTCTCCTGTCATAGAATAAAGCTCACCAGATGATAGATATACGCAATGCGAGGTCTTCCCGTCTCTCCACTCGCTTTGCTTCGTAATTCCGCAAATAGCGCAGCGTTGGATCCCCGGCCCCGCCTTTACCCACGAGTGCCGTACGTTTTTCTTTCTTGTCCTGTTGGTGTCGTCAAGTTTTCTCATGATCAATCCTCCAAGGCCGTTACAATTTTATCTTTCCCGATAATAACCTCGTTCCCGCTTCTTACATCAAAGCATCTCTCACCCTCTGCCTCCTTGAAATAAAGAACGCCATTGTACTCGAATAAACCGAAGCCGTAATCATCTAGCTTCATTTCGTTAAGTTTCTTGAATTTGCATACGTTTTTCATATTCTCCATATTATATTGCATTACTGGAAATATCATTATGATACTTATACCTATCACAAGCAGCCCTGTGTAAAACTTTTGTGAATCATATTTTTCCCATCCCTCCATCATCATGACAAAGGAGATTACTATTATTATAATAATAGATATCAATCCTACCATATCACATCCTCCTCTCTTTCAAGAATCCCATCATATCCTCCACGCTAAGTTGGAAGCCGGCAGCCGCCTTATGACCGCCTCCACCGGGATTGGCCTTGCGTGCCAGCGCCGAGACATCCACCTCCTCCTTGGTGGTATAGAACGAGCATCTAAAGAATCTTCCGTTCCAGCAAAATGGCATCATCAGATCATGTCTTTTAGGGTTATACATAGATTCAAATGTAGTAGAGTTAAACTCCGTGGTATTCATACATATAGCCTTGTACCCAAATACATCAGCCTCGAATGAGAATATATTTATCTCGCCCCTGTTTTTCTCAACGATATACTCCAGTATCGCCTCCCCGTTCCTTATCATGTCATATATGAAGTCATGATCGCCATCCATGGCCCTTGCCGCCATATCCACGTCAAGACCACAATATCCTCTCATCCCGTATTGGAACGCCATGACATCACTCCATTCGAAGCGATCATGATCCCATACATCATAAGCGCTCAATAATTTTACCACGTCAGGGGTTTCGATATCATCGAAAAGATATTCCCACGTAAGCTCACAAGCCGCCGTTCCGATACGTCTCTTGCCCTTTACCTCGTAATCCCTCATATCGTCTATGGCGGTCTTATGATGGTCTATCCATACGACATCTATACCTTTCTCTTTCCACTCATCGAAAAGGAATCTTGTTCTGTTTCCAAATGACACGTCAACTGCAAACACCTTATCATATTTATTCACGTCAGGTATTTCCTTGCCGTAATTGTAAGGAAGAAGATCAATGTCCCCTTTGAAATACTTTTTTACTATAGCCGCTGACATTACTCCGTCAAGATCAGCCTCATGATATATACATCCTGTCATAATCTATTGTTTTTGATTAAAAAATCTATGTATTCTTTTATATCCTTGTTCCTATCATTATCCCAGTCAAATGTCTCGTTTATGAATTTGAAGTACGATACTGGGATCGAATGCAACATCCACCCACAATATTTCCCGAATGTCATTACCGTAGAGCCAAGGGGATGATCCGGTCTCCCGGGAACAGGGGCGGCGGTTACGCCCTGCGCCAGCCCCCTCCTACGATCTTTCTTGGCTGCTTTGATATCCAGATCTGTTTTCGTTACCTTATCCCCCATCGGGATATTAGTTATTAGCTTATCGCCGATAAACATCCCCCATCCATATCCTTTGTAGTTCTCTATACTAAGTTTCCTTATATCACCGAACCTTGACGAGTTGTTACAACAATCAACGACCAAAGCACTATCCTTTCCGTCTTTTATACGGACTGCCCTTCCAAGCCACTGATAAAACGATGAGAATGAGAATGTCGGTCTCCCTACTATCACGCAATCCAGACCCGGATGATCGAATCCCGTACCGAGGGCGGAATAGTTGAACACTACCCTCGTCCCACCTGACTTGAATCTCTCGACTATAGCCTCCCGCTGCTTCTTTGGCGTGCCTCCGTGAACTACCTCCGCCATGCCAGCGCATATCTTGGCGTTCATCCATTCGGCGGCAGTATTACAGCTCTCAACAGAATCCATAAATACCAGTATAGATCTGCATACGTCTTTTAATACCATCAACCGACGTAAAATAAGGTTGTTTAAGCCGTTTTTTCTCACCGCCTCACTAATAGACTCAGCCGTATATTCGGAGCCGTTAGAATTAAGTTTAAGGGCATCCCCATTGAAATCCCATGTCTCATATTTAAGAGGTGTCCAAAATCCTTGCCTTATCATCTCCTCTACCTGTATCACGTGAATCAGGTTCTTGAAATATACCGGTCTCATACGAGTGATGAAATTAAGTTGGGAATATGATGTCTGTCCTATCGACATGTTTTTAAGTCTACATGGCGTGGCTGTAAACCCTATCACCTTTTTCGGTTTCAGTTCATTCATGAATGTCATAAACTCGCTACCATCCTCCGGGCTATAACCAGCATGAGCCTCATCTATCAATACATTTCTGATCCCCATCTCCTTAAGCTTATCAACAACCTTCTTGATAGACCCTAACGTGGCGTATATCATGTTAGACAGCTCTTTCTTACCACAGGAAGCGGAGTAGATGGTAGCCGGTATGCCATACGACGTTATCTTGTCGTGGTTCTGTTGCAGCAATTCTTTTGATGGTTGTAAAATCAGCGTCTTATCTCCCATCAATCTAGCCGCCTCTGCTATCAGCAGTGACTTACCGCAACCTACCGGCCCTACGATTAATACCGGATCGCTCCTATCAGAGTTTATGTAATCGGAGATACTTTTAACACACTCCTCTTGATATGGTCTTAACTTGTATATCATTTGGATCTGTAGTTATCAAAAACGTCTTTTACGTACTCTAATCTTATCGCACACTCCCGGTCATCGTCCATTTTCACCATCAAAGTCTCTTTGGTCTTGCTTATGGCTATCACCTCTCCTACTCCTATCTGGGTATGGACTATATCGCCTAGCTTTATATTACATTTGATCATGGTCAAGCTTTTTATTAAATTCCTCTATCTTGCTCCTGTCTGTCTCCTTGGTCATCTTAGCCTCTTCCTTAAACATATCATACCCTTCCCGGATATTGTCGCCAACCATATTCTCTATCATCTCCCTTAGCTCATCGCTTCTTACGGCAAAAGATATCTGGAATGATTTACTTGTGCATTTCATCAGGTAATCAATCTCCTTCTTACATTCTGCCATTAACCGATCCAGATTATCGAACTTAACGAACTTGGAGTTGCCATTGGCTTTTCTTACCCCATCCTTGAAATCCTCCAATATCCCGTTAAATACATCCGCCATACACATCATGGAATGTAGCCATACCAGCATATTGAATTTATATTCATTATCAGCGTTATTCATCAAACTCACCAAAGACTCGCTTTTTGTCAACATGATCTTCGATTCCCGGTCTACGATATCCTTTATCTCCTGCCGGCATTTCATGGCACCAACGAAATCCATTTTAGAATAACATTCATTTGATTTCTCTACCAATTTCCTAATATCCTTTCTAGACATCAGAAGATCCAATACCTGTTTTTCTCTTTCGTTTTTATCCATAATCATTTATTTATTGACACAAATATAATTAAAGCCCAGATATTTACCTAGGCTTTTTAATAAAGTTAATCTTTTTTATTCTTTCTTTTTGACTCATCCCAATCCGATGAGTACCTGCATGTCCCTTGTTTGTGGATCGAGAAATCGCACCAAAAACACAAGGGCTTGGGGCGGGGTTCAAGGCAGGCCGGCTGGCGTCCCATGAGGTAGCGCTTCTCGTACTTATACCCCTGTTTGGCGGCGTCCCAAACGTGAGCTTGATAGCTATCTATTTTATTTGTCTCGAAATCATACATGTCAAGGAGAATATCGTTAAGTTCCTTGACCGATCTCTCTACTTTCTCCTTATCTACCTTCACGTTCTGATTGTCCAGCATGCGGGTAAAGAAATAGCTGCACATATCCGGCAATACCTTGTACTTTCTCAGTATGTAGAAGGCGTATATCGGATGCTGGAGATTGTGAAGCAGCTTATCCTCATCGAATAACTTTCTCCCGGACTTCCAGTCTATCGTATACATGGCTATCCTGTCCTTTGTCTTATACTCTCCACGCCAGTCCACCGATCCTATGATATGTACCTTATCGTACGTCACGCCATCCAAAGTAAGGGGCTTGGGTAGCTTATAGGGCAGGACGAAGCCCTCCTCCACGCCGGCCGGTCTCGACCCCCGGATCACCTTCTCCATTGGCGTAAGATCCGACCACATTTTCTTATAGTTGCCAGCAGCATCCTTCTCAAACAACCCCACAATCCATCTTATTAACCTAGCCGCATGTTGCATGGACTCGATCTGAGATTTTACGCTATCAAAAGGTATCTTCTCTATATCGGCGTAATAGTTAAATGCCTTACTCATGTCCTCATAAGAAGGTCTGCATCCGTTCTTGAAGAAATACTCCATCGTCTGGTGGATAACCGTACCATATGACGTAGCCTCATGCTTCTCCGTGGATCTGTGACCCTCCACGTAAGTCTTATACCACTTATACGGACACTGAACAAACGTGTCTATCTGTGAGTAGGATGCGGCAAGCACCTTCTCACCGCCTATGGTCTTACATAGCAAGTTATTCTCCGGAACGATCATAAAGCCTCTCCGTATTTATGTCACGCTCATATAAATCCATCGAAATATTCTGTAGGTTATGCAAATACCTTATCTGGATAAGCTCGCTCAGGTCATCCTCCATATCCCTAAGTCCGAGATAATACTTGTCGCCAAAAACCTCCATGGTCATCCCGTGTCCACGATATACGTCCCTATTCTTGTCACTCTTGAAACCGATAGCGTCAAGAAGGTTATCGTCTATCTCAATAGGCATGACATCATCTTCCCCTGAATACCATTTCATTATCCCATCATCAACCTCACGTTCAAGGATTAATGATCCACTTTCATTACGCATACCGGTAACGCACCCTACTCTCCATATATCGCCAGCTTTGTCTTTTACAAGATTGCCCGGCCTTAACTCCTTAACTGAAATCATATTCTTCCTCCTCATGATCGTCATCACAATCATCGACAAGAGGGGTCTCTAGCCCCTCTTCCCAATCATCATATCCGAAATCCATTTATTTGTTTTTTAGATAATCATACAACATACCCATAAGCTCTCCTACCGTCAATTCGTGATAAGGCTTGACGTTAAGTGCCTCATCGGGTATACATTTACCCGTTTTCTTTTCCACTTCCATTATGACTTCTACAAAATCAAGGGAATCCATAGCCATATCCATATCCAGCTTATCCTCGTTCATTATCTGAGCGGCATGATCAAGACCATTAAATTCACCCATCTTCTCGAATATCGCCTCCTTGACTACTTTTTCAACTTCTTTTCTTTCCATACTAAATCGACATTTTTAATCTTCTACCTAATTCTTTTTTTATATCCGATATCCTTTCGATATCCATCTTAACATCGCCTGTGATAGCGTATTCCTTATCCATTCTCTTTGGGGGATCCGGAAGCCGGCTTATGGCGAACAACCATGCCAGCTCCTTGTTCTTGTTCTCCCTAAGATACAAGTCAGACGTCATGCCATACATTTTTATGATCGTATCGAATAACGTTGATTCCGATAAACTCATATGCACGCTATACACATTTGATGGTTTCCAGATCAAGTTATCCAATCTCATCGTATACTCACGTTTAAGATCTATGTGGGATATTACGGCTCTTACTATAGGTTCTTCCTTGAAGTTGGTATTAGCCACGAACCATACGAGCCGTTTCTCTACCTCCTTAATAGCCCCTGTATCCTTCCCCATATCGTTATATACCCCAACGATACGGTCCCGGATCCCCTCGACCTCCGGTGTCAGACCGGGTGTCTCTATCAGCATCAGCAGCGACCCTCCCCTTGGCGTTATCTTCCACTTCCCATTCTTCTGAAGCTCGATATAACCAGATGCTTTATAACTATCTATTTTCTCCTTTGGAATGACGCTAGCCATCTCCTCTTTCTGCCGGATCATCAAAAGATACCCGACATCAGACATCGTTAATCCTGATGTCATCATCTGTTCAAAATTTATATACATAAGCTAATGAGTTAAAATATTGACCTAATCTTTCTGGCTACCCTCTCGACTATATCGGGATGATCATTTCCGTTATATATATCTATTAGCGTATCTATTATATGTAACCTTATGTTTTTCTTTGATGAATTAAACCAAAAATCTCCATTTTTTTCTGTTTACAGGTTTGAACATCTTCAGTTCTGGTATAAGATAATACGCCACACATGATCTTTCAGCAAGTGATAATTCAACCGCTGCCTTTTCTATTGCTCTGCACATAAATGTATAATTATCATTCTTTATTAGATCGTAAGCTCTTCTCAACACCCTAAGGGCGTCTGCTTTCGATAATCTCTTTCCCTTTTTCATACTGTTTTACCGTATAAGATTCATTAGCCATACCAACTCTACCAACTGATATAGATTGATTTATAGATTGGTTAAGATGCCCTACAACCGACATCTTAGCCCTAACCGTATTGGCGCATCTTAGAAGGATTCGATAATCCTCTAACGCCCTCTCGTATCTTACGTCCACCCTAGCCCTTTTATCAGCATCAGTCATGCTCTTACATGTTCCGTCCTCCCTCAGGCTTATAGCGATCTTGTCCCGTATGATTCTGATATCATCCTCGGCTATCACCAGCTCGGCGTCAAGAACCCCCTTGTATGAGCTAAGAAGATCCTCCACCGCCACAACTTCCCTTTTTAGGTTCTCCAATTCCAATATCATTGAGTTGTCATTTATCCTTTTATACTCCTGTACTTTATTGGATACCTCATCACAGATGCTCATGATCTCCTTCTCCCTGTCCCGGTTTATGATATACCTGATACTGTATTCGGCCATTTCCTTTAATGAGGATATAATCTCTCGTATGCCCATCTTGTTTTCGGTGGAGAAATTGGCTTTTAATAACATCTCCATCCCTTTTATGATGACAAGCAAAAAATTTTTTCTCAATCTCATGCTTAATAAGGTGTTTCGTCATGTACTACATTGAAATCATCACTGGGCGGTATATATTGTTGCTCCAACGGGATACTGGGAGGCGGGGGCGGCAGCGTCACCACGGTCGTGTCCGGCTTGCCGCTACCCACGGGGGCATCCGAGCCTCCCGGTCTTTCTTGGCGCACCACCCCTCCATCAGGATAATATCGCTCATATCCTTTCATGATATCTACATGTATCGCATCAATCTCCTCTAATGACCGTTGACGGACCTTTACGATATGATGGAATAATAATCCATCCACACGGAAGGATCGTCTTGATTCACTTTTAAAACGTTCCAGATTAGGATACCATCCTTGCGGAAATTGCATGTATGAGGAGTACCCGTATCTCTTCGGGATATTTAACGCTACCATAGCCGTACATAACTGTCCCAATGTATCTGATTGATAAAAATCAGATTGCTTTGGCATATGATCTTTTGGATCCCGTCGTCCTTCGATATCACGATTGAGTTGGGATATTATAAGAAAGAAAATATTAGGAAAAGTCCTTTTAGCTATATTGCACATGGTTATCAACGAGTCGATATTCCTTTTGGCATCTCCTGAACCTTGTATCAGGGCCGTATGATCTATAGACACGAATACCATTTTTTTATCTTTGTTTATTGGCATATACTCATTCCACAGAAAGTTTTGAAGCTCATCTACGGTTGATGGTTTAGGGATGTATGTTATTCTGCTGGAGTTTTCCTCCTTAAGACATTTCTGCATTTCCTTTATCTCTTCATCAGACATCTCGTTAAGGAGAATATCTTGTATATCCTTTCCCATTTTTTTTGATAGTGAACGCAACATCAAATCTTCTGGGTTCATCTCAAACTCACATCTTAACCATACATAATCATCTGCCTGTGGATTGATATTGACATTCATCACATTGCTCATGATCTTCTGCGCCAAATAAGACTTGCCGACTCCGGGCCTGGCGCCGATAGCCACCGCATGTTGTGGGTAGAACCCTCCCAGCAACGCCTTGTCAAGATAAGCGTATCCAGTACGAGCCGGGAGAAGCTCTCCCGACTGATACTTTCTTATTCTCTCATAGGCATCCATGATAATCTCCTTGGATGACCTCCATATCCTATCCTCACTCATCCTCTTGCGTTTCTATCGCCAGCCGTATCGGATTTAGATCCTCTGTTAGCTGATCTTGATTTATATCTTAACCCCTTAGCTGTATGGCATAGGTCCTTCCCCTTCCGATAAGCCTTTCCCTTCAACTTATCGGTCTTGCAGTTCTTACGACCCAACTCCCGTCTCTTGGCTTTCTGCTCAGGTCTGGCGTTGATCTTCTTATCCGTCTCAGCCTTCTTCTTTCTGGCTTCCGGATGTGTTCTGTAATATTCAGTCGATCTCCCCATCCTCTTCGTCCTCCTCATCATCATAATTCTCCATGGTAAGATCCTCTCCATCCAGATATGAAGCTTTATCCTTTAGCCTAGATCTCATACTCTCATAAGGGTCATCTCCGTTCTCCACCTCCCATATGCATGCGTATGGGCCTATTATATCACTTAACTTCTCGGCTCGATCCTTACTTATTCCTTTCTCTATCATCTTATCCTTGCAATAAGACTTGTCGAACATCGACCCTCCTACATAATATCCAGTAGGCTTATGAATAAAAATTACCTTCATCTTTTATATAATTAATATTATCTACCAAATTTATTATTTCTCTTCTTTATACAGTCGCCATAGCTCATATCCATATCACACACCACCGTATCGGTCGTGTTGTTTACCACATGGAACAGGAACTCCGGGCACCCGTGGCAGGCGTTGCTCCCGATCGCCACCGCTCCGTGCCTATGGCAAGCCTTCTTTACCATGGTTCTATCATATATCCGTATATGATTATCGCCATACTTTTCAATATATCTCATGGTATTAAGTAGTGATGGCAAAGACATCTTATATGGGGATACATGTTCTATTGGTATATCCAATTCACCAGATAGGCTTTTGTAAATATCCTGTACATCCCGTTTTGTCCTATACGCAAATATATTAATCTCAGTCATTACCATATCCATACTCCTAAGAAGATCCGGCTTAGCCAGCCTCCCCATCGGTTTCCCAAAAGGATCGGATCTCATCCAAGCCCTACACTTCTCGCACCCAACTTGCTTCCCCTCCACCGTATTTATCATAGTGGATGGGATCTTGCAATATGGACATACGGATCCGTTTAACATAGCTTTCTGGGCTAAAGACAGTTCTTTCATACCTTTTCTTCTATCTCAACATTAAATAGATTGCAGAATCTATCAAAATTTCTGTTCTCTATTCTCATATCCTTCTCATACCTGTCAACCGATTTGATGAAATCATTATAACAGTCCTCGCACATCCATTGATTGATTACCGCTACATAATAGCCCACGGACGTAGGTCTGTTACACATATCGCAAATACCTAAGCACCCATATCTGGTGAGCTTATCCATCATCTCCTGTCTTGTTATTTCAAGAACCTTGAATTTCTTGTAATTGTCAACTACCTTTGCCATTGTAAATTTGTTTAATAATAAAATAATCCGCTATATCCATTCCCTCATTTATATTGGGTTTTGATTCTAGAAAATTACTTATCTCTATATTCATCCCCCTCATATCCTTGTCTACCTTCTTTCTCCATTCGTTGAAAGCGTCGCCCTTATCCGGGTACAGGACTATCCGCCTCCTACCCAATGTCTCTATCATCTCCCTTTTCAGCATATGGATACCGCCACAGGCCATAAACAACCTACTAGGGTACACGATGTTACAGATAACAGCCGTCTTCTCTGACTCTACTATATACACCGGAGCGTCATTGGGATAGAAGTTGATAAGAAACTCCCCGAACAGGCATTGCCTAAGCAGGTAATCCTGACCGTCCAGTATATGCACCCAACATACATGATCCATGGGAACCTTTACCCTCTTCCCGTCAGGCCCGTAGTCCATTATCTTCCCGGTCCGCACTACCCAATTCTTATCCAGTTGCCAGAACACACAGCACTTACCCCAGTCCCCGAATCTCATCATCCCCACCTTATACAAGCTAAATGCCCTATTGGTATGATACGATCCGAAGATATTGGATAGATAATCCTGAAGATCGGATGTCTCGAAAGGATTAAGCGTCTCAAACATCTTGCTTACCGGAATGCAGTTGGCTATATCCGGATCCATAGGAGGTCTGTACCTCCTTAATACTTTGTTTGAATCGGTAAAAAGATCATTGTTCCCAAGTTCGCTCCCTGTTGGATATTTAAAGTAACCACATTTATTTTTATGATCACACACCCCAAACTGCTCTCCAACGATCTGACCGGTGGTTACGTCCACGTACGGCGTAAAACACTTATCCTTGCCGCATTGAGGGCACGTCAGCTTCCTTCTTGGCTTGCTATGATCCAGCTCATACCGATGAACGCTCTTATTGAACTCCCTAAATTCCATCATCCTCTCCTCTCACTCATCACTCTATATATATAATCTCTCAGCGACTCTTTTCTTATCAAACCATTCAACTCAAAATCACCCTCTATATCTAAAGACCCGATCCTTGACGTAACCGTATAATTGGTTTTCTCAAACTTATACTTACCTTGAAGATATACTACGGTAGCCATATTCAATATAGGGTTGTCAGTCTGTCTCTTCAACTTATATTGGCTGGTCTTTGCGGTAGGATCACCCGGAGCGAAGTTATATATCTCCTCTATCTCCAATATCTTTCCATAGTTCTCCTGTATCATTCTTCTATATAACTCAAGTTGGAAAGCATACTCGTCATAGAAATTGCCTTTCCTGTTTGATTTGAAGTCCAATATAGCGAATATCCTCCTACATCTTTTTACTTTCTTTTTCTCCATTTTAGGTTGGCCTTTCTTGGCTCCCACCTTATAAAGCTCTCCTGTCTCGACCTCTATCTCCACCATCTCCGGCTCGCTATCCATCTCCACCACGGCGTCCACCGAAGAAGCCACCTTCAATCTGCTTGACCTCAGCATCTTTTCGATCAATACCGGTTTAACATGTCTTTCCTTGCAGAATATAGCGAATGATATCAGATCCTCTATCAGCTCATCAATGTTATCCACTAATATCCGCTCCATCCTATACTTGTCTATTCTTAGCTTGGCTTCCTTGACCACCTTCCTGATCCATGTCGGGATCAGCTTTATGTTAACCCCGGTCAGATACAACCCAAATAGATAATGCATGATAGTACCCAGATCAGCCCTGTAGTTAGCGTACTCATCAGGATCCTTACCCTTGAGCCTCATCTCATTCTTCCACTTCTCCAAGGCTCCGGACGTATCACAATACCCATTGGCGATATTGTTAGTGGCTCCATCGTATATGATAGGATACCCATCAACATCCATCTCATAATACACACGTTTGCCGGCGACAGTCATTCTATATAACACAGGTGTCGGGATATCCTTTATCCATTCAGCGGCATAATACTGTTGCTCTGTCTCCAGATCATACTCAACCTCCATCTCCTCCTTAGGCTCGTTTTTAGGCTCTTCAACAGGCTTTTCCTCCTCGACCATATCTTTCTTCGGGACCGTTGATAAAACGTCTAATATGCCAAAGAAAGCGGTAAATTTAGGATCTGTATGATATGATCTTAATACTGGTAATGATGATCGCCAATAATATGACGACGCATTCTCGTCCTTTATCTTGCCTAAAATCTTGCCTAAAGCCGAACATCCTATCTCTCCATCATCCGCAATAGCCACATTGTGTCTCTCGGATAAACGAACTTTCATCTCATCAAACAATTCTTGATCGCTTATGACTTCTATGATCGTCCCATAACTATATACTGTGTCACTTATAGCCTTATATCCTAGGTCTAAAAGTAATCTTTGTTTTCTTCTATCCATGATAATAATCTGGTTTTTAATTTACCATCCTCCTCGACTCTAGGTGCGAGATCCCTCATCCTTCTGGCTGCCAACAGCCATACGTTGCCAAACTCGTCCAAGAGCCGGCTGAAATCCATCGTATCTAATAGATAATCGAATCTTGTATGCTCATCAGCCGTCAAGTAGATAATGTTATCATTATCCTCAGCAACTGATTTATATTTCCGTTTAGGGTATAAGTGGCATATGTTGCTTACCCCCGGGTATGGTATGTATGCGCCGGTAGCAGATCTCCTTGTCATACTCAATCTAGCCACATGGGCGCCAAAGAAAACGGCTAGGCTCTTCCCCTTTGGCTTGGCCTTCACCCGTATCGCCGCCCTTCCCTTTGGCGGTAGTTCCCTAGCCCGGCACGCAGGGCACAACCCCTTGCTCCTTATGGCTACTATCCTGCCGCACCTCTCACATGGTAACATCCTACCCTTCATGCTTTTTTCTTTTTATAACTTTTATTAAACTCCATGAGGCTCATGGCTCTATATCTCTTAAGCCTATCTATTTTACCCTTCGTCCAATCCTGATCCTTGAAATTGATGATCGTGTCGAATATCTGAGCTAGTTCCCGGATATTAAAGTTCCTGTTCTGTATTTTCTTATAGAACCCTGACCTACTATATCCTAGTTTAGACGCCAGATAAGTCTTGTTAGATAATGTGAGGATACGATAAATCGTACCCTCCATCTTGTTTATCTCCATCAACTTCTCGGCTATGGATGATGTGGTTTCATAGCTAGCTTTATTGCTTACTATTCTCATTTTTCTCCGGATTCCTGATCTTACCATCAAACTCGTAGAAGTCCATCAGTTTCTTCTCTTCCTTGATACAAGTGACAACGAAATCTGATATGGTTCCTTTCATGCCTTCCTCGAAATTCTTTTTGGCATGATCAAGGTCATTGGCCCGAACGATGTAGTTAAACGCCTTGCGTTTCTCATTGCTCGATTTCTCGTCTATCGTAATATAATCAGCCGTGACCTTATAGAACCGGTCTCCATCCATGGCAAACAATTCCGCTATCCGGAATCTCTTGATATCCACGCTAAACTCACCGGAGATGAATGGCTTCATCTCCTCTATGATCCTAGCCTCACACTCGGTATAAGAAAAGGCATCTACCAAATACTCTTCCTTTACCTTCTTCTTCATGCCGTTCTCGGCATCGGTCTCATAAGAAACCGTACATTTAAACCAATTGTGCATTTTAATCTATATTATTGTTAAACAAAGGATAATCTTTTATTCCTTCACGAATATATCTTTCCGTATCATCATCCACGTCATAAGCCTTCTTGAAAAATATCATAGCCTTGTCCGTGTCGTGATCCACCAACGGAAGATATTCCTTTACGAAAAGAACTTTAAGATGATTCATGTGATCAATCTTGCGCCTTACATCAATTACTTTTGACCATATTTCGGCACGGATTTCACTCATCTTTTTTGTATTCTCCTTGTATTTATCTACCTGATCTTTATACTCCTCCTCAATCTTATCGTTCTTATCCTTGATAGACTTATAGGTCTCCTCATCTTTCGTATCAAACATCGGAGTATGTTTGATATTAATTATATCCAATTTGCTGTATAGCTTTTCATTGGATACGGTGAAATCATATCTAGTCCTATATAGATCAAAGCCACTTAAGAACTTAGCTATTTTAATAGCATCATCCTGATCAAGAACGGCTATATTCAAGCCCTCCAAATAGTAGAAGAAATGAGATGGAGAAATAGATTTATAGCCATACGTCTTCATGACTGGAGGCTCATCCATAAACCTGACACCTTCCTCCGCACATCTTATTACGATCAATTTCTCTACCTGCTCATCAGTAAGATCATATATCTCCTGATCGGTCATCTTATCAATTGTCTTCATCATCCTCATCCTCCGATATCGTTATAGCCTTTGTAAACTTTTGTTTATAGACCTCACTCATAAGACAGGCAAAAGTCCTATCATCCATACTAGCCATAGTATTGGCCTCTACCGTCAGATCCATCTCGATGTTCTTTACCGAGATTTCATAGTTATCATTATCTTCTTTATAGAAAATGACTTTACCACCATACTCGAAACCATCATCCTCGGCCTTAACCATATCGATGATCCTCTCTAACTCCTTTACAAATTTACTCTTTTTCATATGTGTAATTTTTATGTGTCTACAAAAGTAGACATTTTGTTTTTGAATTAAATTAAATAAACATTATTAATAGTTAATACGCTTAGGTGATTATATACCATTTTACACTAAAATCGTAAAATGGTATATAATCACCTTATCCTCCATATATCTTAAGCCCTTTTATATTGTATTTGCTTATATCCATACACAAATTACACCCTCCATGACAACAACACCACGAGCAAAAGGCTAGTCGCTCCTGCTCCGGCCTACCTTGAAACTCCACTGCCGCCCTATACCATGCCGGGGATAATACCCTGACCTTCTCCGGTACGGGCGGTGTCATGAGCACCGATCGCCGCCTTCCTTTGGCATCCTCCCTACCTCTCATCTGGATTATCTTTTAACAGTTCAGCTATCTTCTCATCCTTCAACATATTTTGCTTTCTCATGTTATCTACGACAAAGGCAGCGAACGCCATATCATACCTTTTCCTTAACTCATTGACAAAAGATTTGGCTTTTGATTCTACCATTGTCTCGATGTTGCTGTCTACAACTTTCTTCATCCTGCCTCTTATAAACTCGTCTACTGTCAACTCCTCATCCATATAATCTAACCTGAATCTATATTTCTTCTCGCTGGCGTTCTCGACAAGATCGTTCATTGATTCTCTCGCTATATCCTCAATCTTCTCTGATATCGGATTGGATATTTCTCTCATCAACTCATTCTTGAACTTTTCTTTAAGTTCATGTATTATAGCTAACCTGACCGAGCTGGTAAACTCCTCTTTCAACGTCGCTTCATTGTACATAGCTTCCTCGAATACATCTTCCAAATTTAATTCTACTTGAATTTTCATATCATTATATTTTAATAAATTATAAATTTTTTAGGCATATAATTATCATGTATTATTTCCCCTCATCTTTTAATATTAATTTCTTCCCGATCTTTTTAATTTTTGTCGGTCTTGATAATCGATAGTCTCTTTCTATCGGTCTATTAAGTACATCATCCTTGTGCCCCTTGTATCCTTTCTCGTAAGCACTAACCCTTGCGCAAAACTCAACCACATCGCCTGGCGATAAATCAGCATCACTAAATCATTTTGTTAAATCGAACCACAAATGATCTGATACTATTTTGCTATCAAGTGTCACATCTTGTAAAAGCATCGTTTTTTACAGGTCCAATGTATCCATTCCTAAATCCAAATCTAACAAAGGTTGCTGTAAACACATGGCGTCCTTTTGATCCTATTGTTCTCAATTCTTCTCTCATCTCCTTTCTTATTTTTTATTCATAAAACCAGTAATTTTCTTCAAATACCCTTTTGTCATCTCAATAAAGTTCACGCAATCCAGCTTGCTCAACTTGTAAATCAAAGCCGGGTTATGAATTACGGCTATAATTTGTGTTTGCGGTTTATGAAATGACAATACCTTGTACAGATCCATGATATTGTCAATATCTAAATTCCTGTCCGGCTCATCCATAAGGATTGTATACTCAAAATCCTTCTCCATTAATACCACATGATTGTCTTTGTAGTATTTTAAAAGATTGTCGATCCTGTTTGCCCAGAACTCATTTGACTTTTTCTTAAATTCCATAAGCTTCTGTATCGGAAACGCATACTCATCTTGGTTAAACACAAAATCAAAGAGCGAGTTCATGGCATGAAGGTTCTTCTCCCCAGAGGACCTAGATGCTCCATTCATATACAAACTTAAATTATTGATATTATCCAATATATCATCCTTTCTCATTTCAGTTTGCTGTAGGAGATGGAATACCTTCCCGATATAATCCGACTTAATACTGATCCCGTCAAGCACCTTGTCATCATCAAATATATCCGGGAAATACAATGCTTCTGACGGTAATTCAGAACACATCTTTTTCTCGCACAACATGTACTTCGATATCATATTCAGGAGGGTTGATTTCCCGCTCCCGTTCTTGCCTACAATCACATTCACGCCGGGCTTGAATATAAACTCAGAGCCATTTTTGAACGCTTTTATCTTTTGGATATATTTAAATGGAGTCTTCTTGTTGTCGTCTATCCTTATAGAAGTTATCATCTTATATGATTTTGTGTTTAATTATTTAAGCCTTTCATCAATCGCCAAATCAAATATCTTATCAAGACATTTCCTCATCTCCGCCGCCCCGATGATCGCCTTTCGATTCCCGAACGAGAGCCACGAAGTAATGAACCCACTGACCTCCGCGTCCCGCCCGGAATACCGCCTTGGGAACTGGACGGGATCGCTGGCAATAAAGTCGGCGTTTTCGTATTTGTCCGCCATGCATTTCGGCATGTCTACAAATTTGTCATTCATTGTTTATCCCTTCATTTGTTCGCATGCCAATCTTTCAAGTTCCGGTGTAACGTTGGTATTCATTATGCCTTTCAAGCAAGGGCATTGTCGCCAGACTATATCATAAATCTTTGACAATTCAATCAAAGCCTCATTGTTTGATTCAACTGTCATAATCCAATTGTCCGGCGATATCTCTATCTCCCTGCATGGTATTTCTTTCTTGCCTTTTGGCATATATCCGTTCTGATAGTCTTTTACATTACATCTACCAAAATATCTTCCAGTGAGTATTCCGTTTTCGTCCGTCTCAAACAACCCTCCTATCCATCCTATCTTATGGATGTTCTCCGTCCACGTTCGAGTGGCGAATAAAAACTTTTTTACAGGAACTTTTGAAAATGCATCAACATCATGGATACTCCCGTCCGGCTCTTTGAATATCGATGATTTTCTTTTATTTTGGCAACTCCTGTCTAAGCCTATTTTTTCCCATTCGCCATCGTCAAATCTCAAAGGAGAGATTATATCAAAACTGCAAAGTTTCTTGACGAGATTGATTTCAAATGGTGCCGAGAATCCGCTGTTACCATGAGAAGAGAACAGCGCGACAGCTTCTATTACCTGTTCGCGCATCCATTTGTTAGGACCGTCCTCTTCTTTGCTATATCCGGCTAATTCCAATTCTCTTATCGCATGTTTACATAAATTACTGTTTGCGATAATATACCGAAGAGCCTTCTTGTTGATAAGGCTCTTCTTGCTCATTTTCTTTACAATTCTTCTACTCTTTTTCATGTTTAATGTTATTTAATGTTTTAATCACCAATCTCCTCTATCATTCGTATTGTGCCATGACCATCTGTTTCGCGAAATCTTTGTACGCCACTATTTTTCGCAGGTTTGCTCGCATTCGTATTTCCCCGATACCGCCGACCGGAGACAAGGCGCCTGTATTAACACCTCTTCCCATGTTTATTCCTCCTTGTTATATAATTGCTTGTTTTTATATTCCAACATCCTTCCCATCCTCTTTAACCCAGTTAACTGTATCGCAATACCAACAATACCCTGTCTTGGAATCCTTTTTATGAGAATGGGATCCACATGTGGCGCACCAATAATTATCATCCATATTGTATGTATAACTTTCATCCTCATGCATTTTGGCTATTCTAGCTACCCTATCCTCCAGCAGATCCTTTAGATAATGGCATTCGTAAGGTCTATCCTCTTCCTTTAATATATAAATATCGATATCCATCATGCTCCCCATCCTGTCCGTACACATACACTCGGCGGCATGGCGCACGTTCCCTTCCGGCATCCCCGGAACTATCTCCCGGATCACCGCCTCCATCTTCTGTTGGTATTCGGTGTCTACTTTGATCACCAAATCCTCTAATTTATCTATTAAACTCATGATCTTTTTACTTCTTTATATATAATATCCGTACTGTCTTTTCTATCTACATTAATACAGCAAGTATTCTTACAATAATAATTCCTATCATTAAATATACATCCATCACAACCGCTACCGTCATCCTCTATTACCGCCAATTCTATTATTCCCGAACCGATATCATATTTAAATACTTCACCTATCTTATGATACCCTATATCATCCAACTTTTTTATATGATTATTTCTATTAAATATAAATCCATCGATAAATTCATTCATTTTATCGTTTGGATCATTTTTATCCAATAACGCCTCACATTCATTTTTGTCAAATCTGAATGATAGTATAAAATATCTTGCCATACCAAGATTTTCCAAACTCACCAGCTTTTGTATGCATAACCATATCCCTTGTCTTATGCCTTCCTCCTTAGCCTTATCGATCGTATTCTCGCTCATAATTCTATTTTCTTAAAAATTACACTTTTATCATCCTCTCTAACACTACTAAAGCATCTCATGTTACTACAGATATTCGTATCCACAAAACAACATTTACTACAAATGTCATTCCTAATGACTGTCTGACATGCTACCGCTTTTATAATTTTATTATTTATCCTAAAAGAGTGAACTACGCCTATTCCCGAATCCAGAGGACGATCATTACGATATACATCATCCATCTTATCTATCCTGACGACCATTATATTATCATTTGTCTCACGCTCACTCTTATTACACCCCTTGCATAATATCTCGCTATTTGATAAATAACATCCATTACACCCCAGCCTTGATCTTTTTACAGCCTTGATCTCCACCATCTCCTTTTGATTGTTCATGAAGCTATATGTATCACCTACTTTCATTGTAGATATATCTATATCAATCATCTGATTATCCTCATCTAAATCTATCTTACGACCGAATATCATATCAATAAACTCAAGCATTTCATCATCAAACGACCCACTTTCCTCTTGTAGCTTTCTACACTCATCCTCAGTCAATCCACAAGAAGATACCAGCTCCTCCGCAGCTTGCGTCCATCGCCCGTCGTGGGCTAGCTCCTGAACCGCCAGCCATATCCCTTGGTTCATGCCCTTCATTCTTGTCTTATCTGAAATATCCTTATCCTCCATATTCTCAATCATTTTTAATTCTTGTTCCCAAAAAGCTATATATCCATCTTCTATATTGCTATGATATACAACATTATTGGTGCCATTATCCAATATCTCATATACGTCACCCTGCTCATCCATTACCCCACGAAACACATTCTCTCTATCCAAGAAATAACATGGTTTTTGCACTTCTGGCAGCGAACCATCCAATGATATCCACTCCGGTCCCATCAAAGTTATTTTAGCTCCCATATGATTCTCCATTTAATATGATTACCTTAGTTTTATTAAATTGATCTGATCTTTCGATCTCTCATCTCATTCTTATCCTTAAACATCATTATCCTATTAACAATTCCCTCCGATTCCATGTACGTCGAGAATCCATGTATTCTTAGATATTGGATTGCTGATAGTGATTTTTCTAATATTTCCTTATATTCTATATCTGTTTTAACTGCTTTCCCCATGATCTTTTCCCTCCATTTCTTCTAATATGATTTTAACCAGATATACTACCTCGTCTATCTGGTCGTAATAAACATTCACCCCATCAACTTTATCATTGTTTTCATCATATCCATCAACCATCAAATTATCTTCTCCCGATAAATACACGGATGTTATAGATAAACAAATCAACCCGTTATCGGTAAAGATCCTTATTTCAGCCGGAAAATCATCTATATGGCCTACGCTACTCACATCAAGATCAAGTCTCCCTGTTCTTTTAATCAAATCAACCATAGCCCCATAAGCTACTACGTTCGCATTTAATAGCATTTTATTTAATGCATTTACTCTTTCTACGTCTTTCATAATCTCCAACCCCTTTGTATTACATTGTTATACGTTATCCTGATTTTCATGAAATGATCTTTAGTATAAGCAAAAGACCCCAATAATGACAAGCATGATCATAAGCCAGATGAATGCGCTTATAAGACACCCCTCACCAAGATTACCCATATCCCTAAAGAATAAGTAATTAAAAAATATTTTCATTCTATTCATAATAAACTTTATTTAATGCGTTTATTCTTTCTACGTTTTTCATATCCACCCCCTTTGTATTACATCATTATACGTTATTCCGTTATCTTGAATTAGTTTCATAAACTGATCTTCGGTATAAGCCAGAGATTCCCCTCTGTTAGCCCTCTCTATATTCTCACTCATCATCCCTATAGCCTGTATTAAGGCTGCTGAGGAGTTGGCTATCAATTTAGCCGCTTCCATTATCCTATTATCGTCCATAATCATATTACTTTAACTTCCTCGTTCCACAAATGTCTCTTATATATCGGAGTGATGCCAATCAGAATACCAATATCTCCACCCCAATACTGAAGTGTTTTGGACTCAATTTTATGATGCAATTCTTGTATTCCTCCTCTGCTTTTGTCGTAAGGAGAAAAATCGGATAATTCTACTGTTCCCATTTCCTTATCTTATTTTACAAAAGATGTTCATTACCTTCATAAGGAATACAATAGATCCATCCCGTCCCATTTAAGCATTCATATCTTTCTTCTTTATATTGAGCATCAGCAATTTTCCTAACAAACAAACTTACGTGCCAATCATCGTCTTCTGTATCTCTTACTAAAACTTTATCAAATGGCTTGAATTTATATTCTGGTTCTATTTCAATACCAAAGAATTGTTTCAAACACATTTTGGCTTTAGTCTCTTTGCTTGTTTTAAGAGCATCAATAAACTTTTGCCTTTCATCCTCAGTAGCAAGTCTGTATTTTTCAATATTATTACAATCAGCATGTGCTTTTCTAGGAATCACGACTCCCCTCCCCTTCTTCCATGATGCATGAAAAGATGTAAGATATTCTCCGTTCGTATTTAATATAAACAGGTAATCACCCTGTTCATTACTCAATACATCTCCGTCCTTGAATGTGGTATATTCTGGAACTTTAAGCTTAAGTCTATAATTCTTTCCTCCGAATCCATTATTTGAGAACCAATCTGATATTATGCCGTGATCAGTATGGATAACTCCTAGGATTGGGAAAGACTCTTCCCTATGATACACAAACTCTACTCTGTAATTATCGCCATCCGTTACAATCATTCCATTGCGCTCACCATTGTTGATTTTCTTTGCCAGCTCTAAATCAAATGGTATTGTTATCATTTTCTTTCCCATAATTTTACATGTATTTATATTGTTATTTTCACTTTAATTATATCACTACATTGTAGCTTTATCTGTTCAGCCAATCCAACGAACATGGGCGGACGCCTCGTTCCCTCGCCCACTTTACCCATACACGCCGGCTCCACCGGTAACGCTGCCCATGACGTCTTGGATGTCTCTCCCGTAAATCTGATAGTGATTATGTGTAGACTAAAAATTACTTTAACTCAAATTTAATTCCTTCCGGGAGTTGGGAGCGATCCACGTTATTCACGAAATCATCAAACTCTTCTCGTGTGATCTTTTCCCCATAATCACGCCAGTTGAAAGATAAAGTGTTCGTGTGATTATAATATATCACATTATCGGTTGACAATCCATAATCAAACACACAGAGCATTACCTTTTTGTCTGTTTCCGCATTCCTGATTATCTTATCGTATTGCTCACAAATTTCAGCACGCTTTTCCATCATCTTTGCCTTATGAGCCTCTTCCCTACGTTTTTCGATATTTTCTGCGGAATAATACCCGGCTTTAATACGCTCTTCAATAAGCAAACGTTCCTCGTCCGTTAGTGTCAGGGTAAACCTTTCTTCTTCTGGCTTATATGGATTAACCCATTTCTTTCCACACAGGTTTTCAAGTTCCGCAATAAGCTCGTCTGATTCACGTTTCCATCTATCCACAATCCCTAGATTGAAAAGCAGATACTTGAAATACATCTTATCGTCCACCGCTTCAGATAATTTGGAATATTCCTTGTCTGATATACGTAAATATTCAATAGCCACAGACTTATCGCTATTCTTTATGTGATACATACCATTTTCCACCGGATACATAGGAGCGCCATAATGATTACAACAATGCAATGGTATAAACTTCGCCAATTCTGGAACATACTTCGCAATCTCATCGTGGCAGCAGCCTCCCATATACTCCTTATATCGTCCATATTTGTTTTTTTGTCTGATATCGGCCGTTATGCTCCAGTCACACATATTGTTATAACAATCATCATCTAAAGATACTGTGGCTGTTATTCTATATTCTTCCTCGTTTTCTGTAAAGAATTTTGTACTTGAATAAAATAGTCTGTTTGTAGTTTCCATATTATTTTAGTTTAATTATTACACTTGCGAAAAATAAAATCTACGCATTCCCCCGGTGTATTATTAGCGTTATTGTACCAATAAAAACCTTCTGTTTTCCAGTCTACACTTACGGGATCTGCTTTTACTCGTTTCAAGAAATTCCTTATTTCTTGTTCTTCATTATCTAACAAACCGGTATAATCATCATTTATCAGAGCACGAGCCCAATAAACCGGAAGCCTGTATCTTATTACCTCTATATTCATAATCTCATCAATTTACAAATTATCAATACTAAAAAAAACTCCAACAATCTATTACAATAAACTCTCCTACTCCATATTCCACAAGTGACTTAAGTGATTCTATCCCATTACAGTAATAGAAAACATTATCATTATCATCATCATTGATGCTTAATGATAATTTTATTGTCGTTCTTTGATCATCCCCTGTGTCTTTCCATACGATCTGACATTCTACGTATTCAGGTTCTTTCCCATTCTTTTTAACGAACTCGAAAAACATAGAATCAATATCTTTCTTGACTCTATCTACATCCGTTATCACTACCTCTTCCTTGCAATCCCCACAATTAGCATGCATAAAAGATTCATCAAGATAATCTATTATTTTCCCGGTGTTTGGATTTACGATCGCTTCACAAGCAATATTTGTTCCGCCACACCTTGTACATATCACTTTCATGCTATTTCATTTAATGGTTCAACATACACATCCCCATTCTCATAATAGAGTCGATCTTCATACTGATTATGATGAGGCTCCTCACGTATCGCATCTTCATTATCAGCCCAATACTCGTACTCCTCATGCCATGACTTGAAGAAGTTATCATAACATTGTCTCATCAGATCCTCTAAAGAAAAATCCTCCGGATAAGTACACCATGCATTGTAATAATCAATTATAGGTTTCAGGAGATAATAATCATAACACATCCCTGTCAATGGGCAATTATCTCCATAGTCAAACATCACCCTACTATACTTGTGCCTGTATTTGTATTTCCCATCAATATATTTACCTGACGTGGAGAAATACTTGCCCTTGATAATATATGGCATAATATTGTTGTTGATATATCTGAACAGTAATTTACCGCATAGATTCTCAGGGAATATATCACGATGATAATCTGTAGGGTGTTCATAAATAGGATCCTTGTATTTAAACTCATAACTAAAATCATATCTCTCGTATCCAACTTCCCAATTATAAACCCTAGTATCTGTCATATCCTCAAAGGCTTTCATTGACTTTTTATAGTCTATGCCATAAGCATCCATACATTGCTCCATTACATTCCAGTGCTCACGCTCTATGATCCTTTCTTGTGAGTCTTTTGACAGCTCATCAAACTCATACAGTTTTAATACAATCTTTTTCATAATCCCTCCTTTTTTAATATAATTAGATCCCTAACGTCAATCGAATGACATACGTACCTCCTTATGTTCACGCTTAGGGATGATCGTGGCTATTCTCACGAACCACCACAATCCAGATTCAGATATCATTCATCCTTTATCTTTACGAATGGGTTTTCTACATAAAACTCCACTACATCCTTAGATTTTATAGATGTCACTATACCGGTGGTATCCACAAATCCATCTGTTTCATCCATTGTCAAATCTTCTATTTTATCTCCCGGCAGAAAACAAAGATTATAGTCTTGATCAATATACATAATCATCTTTAACCTAACCATGTCATCAATGATGCCTTTCATTCTCTCCACGACATCCAATTGATCATTACTAAGCATTAATCTACTTTTTGATGATTCCACTAACCTTATGTCTCCATTCCTGTCAACTACAGTTAAGTCATTGAATTTATACACATCTTCACGTGTTCTGTAATATGTTTCCTTACAATAAATTTTTCCTTTATCATCTATTTCAACATCAAAATATTCCAACTTATCCTTGACAGCTCTTCCGTTTTTGTATTTCCACACATCACCTATTGGAATGAACCCATATAATGACTCAAAAACATCATATATTGATAGTCTTGTCTCAGGAATGCTCTCGCCCTTTTTAAAACATTCTTCGGACGAATAAAATAATTTCCCATCTAATGTCTTCTCAGTCCTACATCCTCCCCATGTTCCTACATATCTAACTACTCCATATGTAAAACTGATCAAGATCTTATCAATCTCAAACCACTTTAATCTTCCTGACATATCGTCAAAAAGATATCCACTCTCTAGATAAACCGATAAACATTCTCTAATTTCCATAACAATTTATTTTTTTAATTAAACAACATCATTTGCCTTGATCGCTATCCGTATCAATATTATGAACAAGCTCATATAGATCATAATCACTACACTCTGCTAAACATAAAGAGAAGACGTTCCTGTCGTTAATCAGGAAATAGCTATCTTCTAATATGAAGATAGATCTTCCTACCTCTAAAAAACAGTCCCATAACTCATTGCCTCTTTTATTGCCAAACACTTTCTGAAAAGTATGACGATCTGCCTTATTCTCGAATTTACGCATCCGTCTAATCCACTCATATCCGTGCCTCACTAAATCCAAGCCGCCGGCTTCATCGAAGCTCCCGTTTTTATCAATCCATTTATTTACATCTATCAACATACTCCCTTATAATATTACATTAAACAACTCGTTTAACCTATCTATCTCACTTAGGTATTCATCTTCTTTATCAAATCCAATTTGCGTCCCTCCCTCCAATCCAAAGGACAGGGTAAAGGATATAACCCAGCCCGATCCGTCCACGGCCTGCCCCTTGGGAACCCAAGACATCACCGCTTTCTTGGATATCCACCATCTCCCTATCTGAACGAAATCAGGATAGTTGTCCATTAAATACACCATCTGATTAGCCATCTTATTAACATCATCAAAAGGCACTATATGATACTTGTTTCTTATCCTGACCTTCAAGAAGGGGTTATCCATATTATATGCCGCAAATGCTGATATCACGGAACTAGGATATCTAACTCCTTTTATTATCACCCATTTCATATATCACCCCCTCTTTATATAACATAAATTCATTGGATAAAATTTATCCGCGCTCTCTTTCCCGTCTCCTCGAAAGTTAGCCAGCCCGCATGTCAGGATGCTCACAAGGTTATCCACCACCTCCAACTCGCTCGATTTGAACCACGCCAACTGGCTGTAAGTTTCACCTATCCATATTATACTCATTCTCCCGTCCCGACTGACCTCCTTCACCAGCCCTATATGGTTTTTAGTGTCCTTAATCACATTTAATTCGTCAATATTTGTAAGCCGAACAAAATCCATCGGCCGTATCACTTTATTCTCGTCCATGTCTTTATCCTCCTATATTCTTTTTATTCTCTCAATTTACGCTTAACCTCTTTAACATATTTAGTAGAATGTAGTCCCCTATGCAATCTTATAGCCCGATCTATATCCTTGTTCGGATTATGATGAGATTGATATATCTCGAACATTTCCCTAGCCTTGATAGGATTTGTTCTATCATCGTATCTATACCGCTTTTTCTCCCGTTTAAGACACAATATCCTATTAACCTCATCTACATACACCTTTTTCATCTGCCACCTCCCTAACGCCCCTGAAGTGGCGTTGTACGCCCGATCGTCATCCCTTGACTCCACGAAAGATAGGGCGGCCGCCAGCTTATCCCATACCCGTGCCTCGACCACTGCCGGCTTCGGGGCGAGGGGCATGCCTCCGTTCCCTTTTGGTGGTGTCAATATTATCATCGTCATCACAAGTAAGTATCTTATCACGTTCCCTTGTTTTTATAAAACTCCTCCCCGAATTTCACATTATCCACATAATCTTCCATACACTCATGAACAATTATATGAATATCCCCCTCCGTGTATGTTACCTCGGACATTAACCTCTCATTGGTCATCCACCAAGAATAACTATCAATATGCCGTATCTCAAATCCATGATCATGCAACGCATACATAACATTATATCTTAAATCCCTGTCCATCATCATACACTCGTACACGATATAGCCATTGATACTTTCATAAGACCTACCGAACGTATAAACGTACCTACCCATCAACTTATACAACTCCCTTGCCATAGGATTCGGGATCGCCTCATCCATATCAAAATCCCCATCTGGATCAATAACCCACTCTACATCCCGCTCATCAATACAAGCCCTAGGCATTCCTATTGTCCGTACATAAAGACGTGATCGGTGATCCTCGCTTAACACCGTCCCGATATACTTTTCCCCTTTGGCATATCCTATATTATGGTTGCCGGTTATATTAAATACAATTTCAGCTCCTATCTTAATTTCATCCATATTCAAGATGTTTGTATCATTTGTTATCTTTTTTATACAAAAAGAGGATATAATGGCATAATATTATGATATCAAGACACGAATGCGTTATCTATCATATTATCATACATATCCTCTATACAACGTCATTTATGGCATTATATCGTATATGATGCCGCAGGCCATAAATACATCTAATTAACCCTTTTTTAAGGGCTTATTGCCATTTAGGTAACTAGCTATGCCTAATATTTTCGAAATAAGGGCTTTTTTAGCCTTATACTCATCGTTTATCCCTATTATCGCATATCTGTATACCATCCCATCCTTCGACACCTCCACGCCCACGTATTTAGGCGCAACGGCATCCCTATGTAATACGATAAACGGGCTTTTGCCGTCTAGCTCATTTATCAACTGATTAAACTGTCGCCTTGTCATCTGATAGTGATATTATTTCCATGTTATAAATACGATCTCTTTTTACCCTTATCTTCTCGCACAGCTCATCGAAGCACCCATCTTCTTCTAACCTACCAACATAATATGATACATTCGATTTAGAGCTTCCTTGAAGATATATATTTCCTCCTATATTCCTTGAGAAAAAATTAGGCAAGACCATCTTTTGCCTCTTATCCTTATTATCCATGTAAGATATAACGACAACCCATAATTCTGGCTCCCGTTCTTTTACAGATAACATGAGATCAAGACTCGATTTACCATTAATATTCCTCCTGCCAGTTTCGTTATAACGAAGAATAATATAATCATTCGCGTTATCATCCTCAACCATCACGACTATAGGGCGATCTCCCTTCCCATTATCACATAATACTCTTGGCTCTTTCCCGTTGCGGAGATACACCTTATCGTAATCTCCGTTTTTGTATATCTCAAAATCAAATTCTATCACCATATTATTTTCTCCTATTGATGTATTGTTGCGTACGTCCTTCCTCTATTTTTTCGAAATAAAACTTATTCCCATATAACCGAGTGAAGCAGATGTTATACCCGAAATGTTCCGCGCGTCTGATCTGCGCGTAACCTCTACTGATGTCATTATTATCAATCAGCGTAACAAAACAATGTGATCCTACTTCTGTATTCAAAACCAGATTTTCCCAATCTTTTACCTCCATATTAAATCTCCTTAAATAATTTTTTGTTATGATTATCGCTATTATACCATTTATCAATATTATCGTACTGCTTTGGATAAACCCCATAAGACCTACACCACCTAGGTAACGGCCCGTTCAGCACGTCTAACGCCGTCTCAAGGTCAAACGTAGCTTCCTCCTTGACACGACATCCCGATCCACTTCCACGGCTCGGTATATAGGCTCTACTATATGCTACGCTCATCCCATATTCCCCACGACTCAGATACCCGATGTTAGGCGAATCAGGGAAGGCGTAATACAACATTATATAATCACCCTTACTCCAACTTCTATTATAAGTATCATCCTGCCACGCAAAAACCCTGCAACCGGCTTCTTTCAGTTCCGCTGCCGCTCTTTTTAAAACATTGTCCATATTATCTATATTTAATTAAGTTGTGCCAAGGCGCCGGGAACCGACCCCGGACCATATCCGCACACGTACGATCATGATATATCCTTCCGCCCCGCCAAGGTTTGGTTCAACATTAACAAACTTTCATATCCTCACACATCTTAAAAAAGACCTCTCTTATGATCTTCTTGTATAAGATGTATATCTCATCATCATCCTCATCAAACTCCACTCCCCATGAACGTAATAAATATCTAATATCACAATCCGCTATATGAATCCTGAATATAGACGGAACGCTCATTATGTAATCCTCAAAAGCCTTCTTAATTCCATCCCTTTTGATATGTTCTTTATACTCATCCTTGAACACACTAAGCATAAAAGACATATATTCCCTATCGTATTTAAACTGCTTACCATAATTATCTGTATCTATATGATCCAGTATATATATCTCTATAGCGTCTCTATCGTATTTTGACATACTCCTTCCTCCTCCTTTTGATATTTTATAACCTTTTTCTCCCCATACGCTTTCGCTAACTGGATAAGTTGACCGGTAAATACCTTGGTACGGTGTTTTACGATCTTATCCACCAACTCCGGGCATCTGGTTCTCCATCTATAATTAACCTCGCCCTTAGCTTTCTTCTTGTAATACCTGTAGAATGTTACGGCTACTACCACTTCTCCATTCTGCTCGAAAGCAACCAAATCGTAATTGTTGTAAACTATTTCATTCATGTTGTTGTTACCCATTTTATGTATCTAATCACTTCTTTAGGCAAAGACATTATATCCTTCACCCTTCTACCTAAGTTGTACATACCTCCCTTATGAGGATAATAGTCCCCTACATACATCCCTATTCCTTGCGGATGCGACGGGTTTTCGTTACAAGTGAACATCGGATAAAATAAGATTCCTCTTGAATCTTTATCCCTGTCACTTACGCATACAATAGTATATCTATCAGCGACCTTCTCGCCGAAATCATATACCCTTACCTTTCTTTTTACCCCATCATTGTTCTCTATGATATTATTCATGATGTTATTTATATTAATTAATTTTCTTTCCATCAGCGGTATATGTGCCATACCATCCCCTATCCATATTTACCACCTCAATATGATGTATATGATAACAACCATTAGCTATTCTACCGCAATTGGCTATCACCATAGCTATATTCCTATACCCAGAATCAATGAAAACACGAGCCAACCTACACCCGTTAAATATAGATACCTTGATATCGTCTTTCTCTTTTATAATCCTTCTCATATCATATCCTCCTATCAAACTAATCTATCCTTTTACCATAATTAGTATATGACCCACACCATCCACGAGCCTCATTCGACACCCTAATATGATCAATGGGCTTATCCACGACCATATTATTGGCGTACGATATTACATCCGACATACTTCTGAATCCGGAATCCTTAATGGATTTTATAAGCGTCCTATCATACCCGAATACCAATATCTTCACAATATCTCTTTCTTTCACAGTCCTTCTCGCCCTCATAACATTCTAGCCATAAAATAAACAAACATAAAATCTATTCTCTCTTTGTTATCATCCATCCTATGCCCGGTAATTTCAAAAACAACCCTACGCTTTTCTACAGTCTGTATATTATCTAACTGAATAGCTATGTAAGGATATTTCATAACTTTCTCTCTATTGATGTTATTCAAAATAGCGTTGACATCTTGCCTGCGAAAATACATATTTACCCCTATGTAGCTGGCAACCAAAAGACATTCGTCTATTATCCCATCAGTATCGAATAGCAATAGCATATCATCCTTCTCGATAGTATATTCCGCATCAAGAATCTTGATACGCTTGCTTCCGTCCTTCTTGTCAGCTATAAGAATCTCTATCATTTCCTTATCTGTTGTAAGAATATAATATGCCTCATCCTTTGTGATATTATCACGTAGATAAGATAGTACTTCATCTTGTAATTTTATCAGTTCTATTTCGTTCATATTTATTTCTATTGTTGCCAAAGGAAAAGGACGGCGCTGGCGACAAGACCTGCCCAGCCTCCCCGCAGCCGCCCGCATTCCCCTTGGCATCATTAACCACCTCTCATAATCTCATAGTTGAATTTCACATTAATACTCTCATCAATGCTCAATTCTTTCTTCATCCCAAATACAGTCTCCCTTATCGCATCAAATCCCAATAATTGATCTTCTGGATTATTCACAAGCTCTCTCCGGTTATTCTTCCTAGGCTTCCTCGACGTGAGAATATATTCCGCACAACAGCTTCCCTCAAATGTCCTTACCCTAGAATACCACATATCACCAGCTCCGTACTCAACATATATAGTCATGTTTATGACTGCATGGTTCCAAACTTTCTCTGGGAAATGTTTGAATATCCTACCAGTCCATTCCGGATCAATACTTATAGTCGGGGAATCCAGGTCCGATGTACCCATACCATCCGTATATAGGATAATCTCTTTCTTGCTCTTAAATATTAAGGCTTTTACCTTAACCTCCCTTTCTTTCATTCTATTATTTCTAATTTTCCATAATAGGGATAAAAGCTACCGTCCCTATATACTTTGTACCTTAATCCACCATTTCTCGCCTTATAGATAGTAACCACTCCAGGATTATAAAATGAGCTTAACTCATTAGCCACAAATCCTCCGCATTCCTTATATGATGAAGGAACATCACTTAATGATCTACCTTTGTATATCCTTACTTTCTTGCAAACTTTATCCCCTATACGAATATCCCTATTGTTATAAGCAGTCAATTCCATACTCTCCATATTCTTGTATTTTTAAATTATATGCTGTTATTATAAGGGCGGCGCACGACCGGCAAAATACCGCCATACCATGCTACCGTCCCCGTTCCCTTTGGGCTACCAGACGCATTCTACCGTATCGATTTTCATACGATCCTCCCAATTACATAAATCCGGATTCTCTCCTTCATAAAAATAATAGTAAGCCCATATTTCAATATCGCCCACTTTTATACATCCATCACTGCACCATTCTACAATATCGTCACCTCTACATACGTTTGTCGGTTCAGCACCAAGTGACAATAGTTCATTTATTATATTGTCACCGAACCTTTCTTTCGCCTCTTCTTTCGTCATATCACTATCCGATTTTTAATATTACACTACCGCCAAAGGAGAACAGGGAACGGACGGCCAGCGGGGCCGACCCCACGCCATCGCCGCCGCCCGTTTCCCTTGGTTCCCTCCGCATCACTCCCACACCAACAGACAATATCTACCACCAATAACACCCTACCCACCATCGCTCGCAACCGCTTTGAGTTTCCACTTAACGGTAAAGTATTAACCCTGTTTAGAAAGGAATCCTATTGATTGAAGATACTCCCATTGATTGGAAGGTATTTCTTTTGTTGATTGAAGGGGTTTTCTTTGTTTCCTTGGTCTCCCTTGGGTTTCCCTTGGTCTCCCTTGGTCTCCCCTTGGTTTTCCTTGGGTCTCCCCTTGGTCTCCCCTTGGTTTCCCCTTGGTCTCCCTTGGTTTCCCTTGGTCTCCCTTGTTTGGAGGTGCACCCTCCCGCAAAACAAACCAACCCCACCAACTCCCAGCATAAAACCCGAGACCTTCCTCCCGATTGTTCCACGTGGAACGCCCGTTCAGTCTAGGATATCGAGGTCTTTGTTCTTGATTGCCTTATATATCTGCTTTATGCAATGTATTGATAATAAAGCCAATAAAAGAACTATGATTAAAGGCAGGGAGTCGCCCGTAGCTATAACATACCGCCCCAACTCAAACGCCATGTACCCACAAAACAAAGTAAGCACGAAATATATAAATATACCCATAAAATATACAATAAGTAAGCACGATTTTAAAATTACGCCAAAATAATATAATAAATTGAGTATCAATAATATAATATATATCAATCCCTAGAGCTTCCTCTAAAGAAAGATAAGCCCAGATATAGATAAAAAATATACAATAAGTACCGCCTATTATATACCTTTTAGGATCGATTCATGCACAAAGCCATACATAAGGGCACAATATACCCGCCTGCATGGATATAAATATATACAGAATGATACATAATAAAGCATTTTACTTACACATTTTAGATCAGGGCTTAAAATTTACCGACTCAACACTTTTATGTGTAAGCAAAATATATGCATATGCTATCATTTTGTAAAATACAGGCACAAAAAAGCCCTTCCGTCCTATATCACTACAGTACAAAAGGGCACAATATACCCGCCTGCATGGATATAAATATATACAGAATGATACATAATAAAGCATTTTACTTACACATTTTAGATCAGGGCTTAAAATTTACCGACTCAACACTTTTATGTGTAAGCAAAATATATGCATATGCTATCATTTTGTAAAATACAGGCACAAAAAAGCCCTTCCGTCCTATATCACTACAGTACAAAAGGGCACAAACTTTAAAATCAAATAAAAACAAACGACTACTGTCGTAATTTGTTTGCCATGTAACTAACACGTTTCCGCCTGCACTTATCCGACTCCCTACTGCAGTCTAATTTATTAGACTTGTGTAGTTCTTTGGTAAGCTCAACGTAAAATTCCATTTGGGCTTTTTTGATAGGCTTTAAAGCCTTTTCTTTTTGAATGGATAGTCTCCTATTCAAATTAGCAAACTTCTTCTCATACATAACCTAATCTTTTTTAATGGCACCAATAAGAAACTAGAAGCTAGTAACGACACGGCCGCCGTTATCAATACAGCCAGCCGGACACGCCACACTCTCCATATTTCCTTTAGATTTGTCCCTTTGCCTCGAACGAACGAGACCTAATACGCACATACGTTGCCCGTGATACGTACCGACAAGGCGCACTTTGTCCGTCAATTTAACCGCACAAAATACCCTTATAAGGGTTGTTATTTGCTATCCGTACACATGTTAGGTATTTAAGCTACCCTAACATATATCGTATTGATATACTGGCACGGAAATAACACCGTAATACACTTGGCAGAAGTTACTCACACAACATACCAACATACGCCCTATACATGCGTATATACACCAATATACCCCATGAATTTACATGGCCTATCCGGAAACCGGACGTATTAACCCAACTTGATACAAGGCCAAGAATAACGGGACGATCTACGACTGAGACAACCCCTACCCACATTGCTAAGAGGCAGGCTATTTATGCAGACTCTCGATACCCTACCGATCTGCATATCCTTGTATCAATATGTTAAATATCATGTCCATTTAGTCAAGATCAGTAGCACGGCGTGAACGTATGGGCATTGCTACCATAACGCCCCTATATATAAGGATATAGGGGGCATCTTACTACTATCTTACATTTTTATCGTGGGTAAGATAATAGGTAATACATTTGGCTATCAACGAAAACGAAAAATTAGTTATTCTCGTAGCCATTCGAGTAGATTTATATCTTTCGTTATTGTAAATAACGAAATAACCGCTTTTATCCTCAGAGTATTTAATAGGAGTACAATAGCCAAAGGCTTTATGCGTTGTACCCAAAATGATTTTTTTGGCTTGTTTTTCGGCTAACATTACTTTATTGTTAACCGATTCGTTTTCATCATTGTAGATCTTTTCTATTTCTATATATTGGCAAAATACGCCATCTATATTTGCGAGAATTTCCTTGCAAATAGTTATAACCAATTCTTTATCCTTAGCCAAAGCGACTAAGGCAGGAATAATATCTATTGGAACTTCAATGTTGTTCTCTTTAATAATTCCCATAACATCCTTTGAGCTACTAAACAATCTACACCAAGCTTTAACGGCGCCTGTTAGTGTTTCTGTTTCAGACTTTTTAACTGCTTTTTGCACTTTGTTTACATCATTTGCTTTCATGTTTAATTGCCCATACCCTTGGGACTTATAATGGCCTCTGGTGCGCCTGTTTGTTAATTCTATTATCTTACAGGAGCAAATATACTACATGTTTTATTTTCAAACAAATATTTTGCAATAAAAATTCGACGATTATATGTAATAAATCTAATCAAATGTAAACGTATATTAAAATATTTATTTATATGATTGATAATCAGCAAGTTAAATACAAAATAAGCATTCTTTTTTAAACCAGCAGATCGTTTGCCGTTCCTGTTTCCCGTTCTTCGTGGATTGGGGGGGGGCTGGTCCAAAAAACGGCAGCCCGGCCGGGCCGATTTCGGGGAGGTGGTCCGTCCCGCATATCATCCTTCCCATCATACCCCACCTCATCCTTCCAATAACATCCCGCATATCATCCTTCCCATCATACCCCACCTCATCCTTCCAATAACGTCCCGCATATCATCCTTCCCGAATATCCCTCATACTTCCTCACAACCATATCACCTTCCATCTCATTTAATTTGTTATATTTGCGATATAATTAAAACATAATATATTATGAATAAAGAAGTTAAATACATGATGGGGGGGGGGGGTATTTATATCCTCCGTAAAAATTTATTCTTATGATAAGGAGAAGATTTTATTCAAGTTATAAATCCCCTGTTGATAATGGCGTTTATGCCGTTAAACAGGATGGTAGATTAATACCTTTGTCAAAGGCGGATTATCAATGTATATCCGTAGCTATTGTACATGATGATCATAAGATCATGATTGAGAAGAATGAAGATTCTAATCAAAGCTACAAAACAGCCACGTCTGGTTTGCCCTATTCTTCTAACAAGACTTACTCTTTTTATTGGGGTGAATATGATACGGATCAGACCGGCATTACAAATTATGACAAAGTAGACGGGAGCAATGATTTTGGTTTCCTGAAACCTGAGCAAGATTCATACAAAGGTACTCCATATCTTCCGGATGATGTTAGCTCATGGACGAATGGGGCTTTATCCGATTGGAATGGAAAATCCAATTCAGAGATATTAAAAGGGATAACTACCGGTGGTGGGTCTTATACTTCCTATGCGACAGTCGGTCATGTACTTAATACGTTCTTAGCTAGTGCTGACGCTAAGGGATATGATGATTGGTATATCCCATCATGTGGTCAGCTTTCATTGATATATATGTACTTGATTAGCGTCAATAACGCGTTATTGGCTATTGGTGGACAGCCGTTAGATACCAGATATTATTGGTCTAGTTCAGAGCATAGCTCCAACTCCGGATGGATCGTACTATTCAACAATGGGCGCACATTCACCCGATACAAGCGCCTAACCTCTTCTGTTCGATTTGTACGTGACATCGAGTGATCATACACCCTACTGACCCAATAGAACGGGGCTGGCTCCCATCCCTTATAGCCTTCCCGGCGGGTATGACGCCAGCCCACCTTCCTTGGTATCTTCCCTCCCCCATCTAATATAATTTATTATATTTGTACGTAACTTAAATTATTTAATCATGTATCAATATATTACATATAACTTCGTTGGGGGGGGGGTATTTTAACCCTCAGATAAGGAGGGGGTATGTTTAGGCGCAGGACTTCTTCTTCCGGTAAGATCCACTACCGTATTAATATAGACAAGAGCATGTGTCCTAATCCTGTAGATATATATATTGATGGAGATACATATCAATATAGTTTTGACGGATCTTATCTTGATATATATCATAAGAAGATAGAAGTTATAAGAATAGGTGGACAGATAGCTCAAAAGGATCAACAATATGAGTACAACGTTTTATTAGGCGTAACTGGAGGTGTTTCAAAAGGGACTCTCACGTATCTATATAATTCTGGCGAGCATTGTGACTTAGCTGATACGGAGTTATACGGGGATAGGATAACTGAATTTACTCCTATAACGGAGATAACCGATCCTGAGGAGATCATCAATTTCACTTACATGTCTAAATTGTATAATCATATTACAAATAAAGCTCGTATAACTTGGCAAGGTCATCTTATAACAAGTGATCATTGTATAACAGCCAATGCCTGTGAGGGATGCCAATCTGTTGCCGTTGGAACTGGCATTTACAATAACACCTATAACGTAAATATAATAATTGTAGCACCATCATGATATCTTGTTAGGAGGATGTAGTACCAAAGGGAGGTAGGCCTCCCTTCATCCCTCCGGGCCTACCCATCGGGGCTTCCGCCGGCTACTTCCCTTGGTATATATCTTTATTATGGAATAATAGATAGGTAGTGGCACGACCACCACCTTAATATCGTATGATCAAGTATCCGGCACGAATTTATCCAAGTCAAAGTTCTTAGCATAATTCCAGATCCTTACATACCTAAACATTCCCGGGAGCCCCATGTCATATGCTGATGGATATCCTCCTATATTAAAATAATATGTTTGATAGTTTCGTGTATACATCACATTAGTCGCATCCTCATAATTCAGTACTCCTCCAATATATTCCCTTAAATACCCATTTCTCCACGACGCCATTACATGTACCCATTGATATGCTGGTATATCTACAGATCGTCCTTTGGTATAAAAAAGTTTAGTCCCAAATGATGAGACATTAACACCTATACATAAATAGTCTTGTGTAGTAGATTGGGTTCCATATGGAGCGAATAGATAATATCTTCCTTCCTGTTGTGTATTTAAATAGAGCAACGCTTCTATGGATATTTCGTTATCTGGTTGAGGGCATGGTAATATATTCGAGTCATTATCAAATTTGATATAGGAATTGTAGGCTCCTACTCTTCCCATGGAAAATACATATTTACCATTATATTTATCAATATCCATATACATAGATTCATCCACATTCATATTATATTTTGACAGATCTTTTATCCATGGAGCTTCCACGTAAAAATAAGCGTCATTCACGTTACCGGACGGCGGAAATGGCATTTGACTTAACATTCTTCTTCTTAACATAATCTATTGTTTTTATGGAGGACGGGAAATACCCCCCCCCATTGAGTTAATTTTATTTAATATCATATTATTATGCATTTTGTACATACAAATATATGATTTATTCTCAGATCATGTCGCTGAATCCAAGGGAACGGGCTGGCTTCCATCCTTCCGAGCATCCCCCGTCCTCCCACCGCCTCCCGTTCTTTTTGGCTTTCTTCTGGTTTTATCCTCAAATTTTCATATCTTTGGGACAAAACTATAATCATGTTTAGAGACATACTTCATAAGCTTAAGATCTTCTTCTGCGACGATGACGTTGAGAAGATATATGTAAGGGACAGTACGGTTATCCGCAACAACGAGATCCATAGGATGTATAATGAGATACTGGACGAGTTAGGTGATTTGGCTACTGTCGTGTCAAGGAACTACGTATATGGCAAGATAAAGGACAGGACTGGATTAAGCATCCGTCATATCAGTAGGATAATAAACCATACTAAAGTTGAGGAGATATGATTAAGGATACGATGGAGCGGGATATGATAAATGAGATATCAGCGTTATTCGTGATGATATTCACGGCCGGGTTGATGTTTGTCATGCCGATGTTGGATATAGAGTGCGATGATATTATTATCATAATAGGATTCGGGATAATACTATCTTTTATATTAACCATAATACCGATATTGCTTTCTTATGACATAAGGGATGAGATCATTGAGTTGATTGGGGATATGGATAGCCAGATCGTGGTAGACACATCGGTGTATAAAACGAACCTGCCCTAGGTAATTCCTAGGGCAGATATTAATATCAATTTGACTTCAAATACGATTCTATTCTATCAGCGGCCTCATTAGGCGTATGTCCATCCCATTCCCATGCCGTATCAAGTTCAGGGATATTAAACAACTCCCAATACCGGTTCTCATAATGATTGGATATCTGTCCCGTTGGCAGTTCTGCCATTACGATAAACCACCCTCCGCCGAAGCATTCCTCTCCATCATGATGCTTATGTGATTTACAGACCTTTATATCGCCTTTAGCCAGCTCATTGAAGAAAGCGGCATTGTAAAGCATTCGATATCTATATAGTTCGTTAAATGTATGATACCCGTCGGATATATTACCCATCTCATCTTCATGTAAATATGTTTTCTCGAATATATCAGGCTTACAAGGATAAAACTCTCCATTTACCCCTTTTATGATATAATCACCTACATTGGCTGTCATAACACCTTCAAGGGTTTTTATACTGCAATCAATACAAGGAGGTATACCTCTATCCGCATCACCTTCACGAATAACTTCTATTTTAACGCTATCACCAGCGAAATCCTTGATCTCATCATTATTAAAGCCTTTCCATTTTACGGCTTCTATCGCAATTGGTTTCTTTACATATCTATTCATAATTTTACGATTTAATATATTATTATCTTTTGATATACCTTTCTATAAGATCTATGGATAATTTAGCGCCCAGCTCTTCCTCCAACAGGTTAAGGTAGTTCCGGTGCAGGCACCCGCCCCGCTCCACCTCTCTGAAGCCTGCCCCGTCCCGGATCCTGACCAGCCCTTTCCTTGGATCCATGTCGATCAGATCCCGAAGCTCGTTCATATTCTTGAACCGGTTCTCTATTACCTTAAATACATCGATCTTAGGTCTCTTATCCTTATCCTTGGGCTTTATTTTAATTCTTCCACTCATATCAATTATCCAGTAACTTTACATGTAATATGATTCATATTATTATTACCGCAATAAGCGCACATAGATACGTAGGGAGAATATACTCTTCCACATACCGGACATCTCCATCCATACATAACAGGATTTGTTTGTTTGTCAATTTCTTTCAAGCCCTCATTAGTAGTGGATGATGTATTTTTGTTTTCCATATCATTCATTACCACGGTGGTTTCCTAACCGACGTTCGCTGGTCATGAAGCCATCTTTATTTATCTTATCTGTACTTCCAAATCCATTATCACCTCTATCAGATTTTCCAAGATCTTCTAATGACTCCACTTCTTCCCATACGATACGTTCCCGTCTACGAATAAGAAGTTGTGCTACCTTACCACCTACATTACAATAATAAGGACTATTCCTATCCATTTTTCTGTGAACTATCATAATTTCCCCACTATATCCTTCATCAATGGTAGCAGGGGCGTTTTGCATAATTAGCTCGCTATTAGTAAAACCACTACGTGGACGGATTTCCATCTCATAATCATCTGGCAATGCTACATGTACGCCCGTATGATATATGATCCTGTCTCCGTCAAGTTCTATATCCTTAACGAACAAATCCATACAAGCATCCTGTTTATGAGCGTATTCAGGCAGCTTAGCTCCTTCTTCCAGCCATATCTTGACCTTACACGTATCTATACCATCAAGCAACTCAATTGCCTCTTTATAGCTCATAGGTTGCTCTGAGGCTAATGAAATGGCTCTTGCCAATACATTTTTAATCTTACTCATTTTATCTTGTTTTTAAATTCCTTTCCTTTCGGACATTGTAATTTACATTCCTCACCACAAGCGGAACAGTTGGGTCTCATTCCGGGCACCCCTCTTCCCCCGTACGGCCAGTAGGCATAATCGCAGACGCTCCAGAACGCCTCCATCGCCCTGATCTTGGCATCGACGGTTATCTTATCCTTCACCTTTTTCATGCTCTTCCTGAACTCATCTTTCATATCCTTCCCTTCTATCTGTCTGGCTTTACGTCTCTCGTTCCACCAATTGTAGTAGAATTTGTCTGCCATCTTATAAGCTTCTGGGTCAAATTTATCACGATGCAGGATAGGTGCGTCCTTGATCTTTCTCAAATTCCTGCCACAAACATAAGCGAGTCCTGCGTACGGAGGTATGTCCTTAGGATCAACCAACCCATCCGGAACGCAGTAGTAGAAGTAGTTGGGGCGGCCGTACCTGACCCAGTCCCCGGTCTCGTATAGGGCTTGCTTCCGAGCCTCGAACCAGCCTTGCATTACTTGGTGCTTGCCCTCCTTCTCGAAATCCTTGTTATAGTCAGCCAACGAGATCTTCACCTCAACCTCATAAGCGTACATGGATCTGGTTATAGCCAGATAATCGGACTCCCAGTTATAGACATATAAGTTGTTTATAATCCATCTAGGAGATACCAAGAACTGTCTGTTAAGGATATCCAATATCCCTCTCTCAGTATATTCAGCACCTTTATTTGATCGCCGTGTTCCCATCTCCAGTAAGAGGATTATTCCTATATCCTACCGCCATTATAGCATTACCTATCAACATCCTCAACTTATCCATATCTTTATCATGGAACGAGAAACTGGTTAAGGTATATGACTTAGTAGCCTTCTCACAAGACCTTATCATCAACATAGCCACATATTCCCCCATCATCTTTCCGTTCATAATATCAAGATCGATTATATCGTGATCTATTAGATCAACCACATCCCATCCTGCTGGTAGATACTTTTTTATTTGATTAATATCCATACCAAATAGTTATTATAAATAGGAGGGTCGTGCTACCCTCCTATAGATTACACACGAAAAATAGAACTGAAAGCGATCTTAAGCACGTAAGATTTTATTAATTCCCGTAGGCTGTCTACCGGTTATCGTTAATTACCGACCTACGGGAATATGTTTAAGAAAACACCATGTGGGGAGTGGGGGAATCGAACCCTTATCCACGCTACGATTAGGAATCGTAAATTCTATCCGTTAAATTAACTCCCCTAATTATCAATCCTTTAATTTTCTGTAGTAAGAGGCATGTCTTGGAATGCCAAAGATATCACATATTTTCCTTACCATATTGTCAGATACGCCTAATTTTTTACCGACACTTAGGAAAGACTCATTTTTAAGCATATCAAAAAGCTTATCCTTAGTTATATCACCATATTTGGATAACATATCCTCTCTTCTTTTCTTGTTATTACAATCAAAACACAAACTTCCCTCAGTATCATGACATAAATCCTTACCGCAGCACGAGCAATACTTAACTTCCACGGGTTTACAATACGCTATCCCTTCCTTATCAAAGTAAACCTCAGCTCCATGATGAAACCTTGTATGATCGGCATTAGATCTAAATATCATAAGATTATCAGGTCTATTATCATGCCTTATTTTATTGATATGGTGAACGACTTCTTCCGGCTTCAAAAGTCTTCCTATTTTTCTTTCAGCCACGATTATATGTTCATATACAGCTCCGCTACTTCTAGCTCTATGATGAGTCGTATCTATTATCTCTACATATCCATTATCCATATTAAAACAATATTTTAGCGAATCCGGCTGGAATCGAACCAGCATCTCCAATATTATGGTAATCATCCAATGATCCTCGGATCCATATGTCCTGATCCTCACGGACAAGGGTATCAAACAAAATCTAAACTCTAAACCTAATGACAAAACTCTATGCTAGTTTTTCCCCAAAAAATAGCGTGGACCCGGCCGGGCTTGAACCGACAACCTTCTGGTTATGAGCCAGATGATCCAACCAATTGATCTACGGGTCCTAAATAACCACATCGGCTTTCACAAGAGGATGTGGATCGGAATTTCTCGAAAATTATATAGTAATATTATGAAACTATTGTCCAACATTCTAGCATATAGCACCAATCCTCGAACGGGAACGTCTCTACACCAGACCTACCCCATCCCGTCCCCCAACTGTTCTGTAGGACGAAGCCGGCCTTGTCCCAGCCGGTGAGGATAACGGCATGACCTCCCAAGTTCTGTCCTTGGCCTTGCCAGAATCGATTACCATAATTATAGCAATACAGACCTATAACCAGAGGCCCATTCAGCATCAACGCTACCTTAGCCGATACCGGATCTATGATCCTAGCGTAACTGTTTATTTTCTCCCCATCTACGCCTACGTTCTTGATAGACTTGATAGCGTCACGAAGAACCATCCCGTCCTGATCCTTATCCTCTCTCAGATCATATATATCGTAAGGAGAGATCTTAGCCGGTCTTTTAATAGCCCTTATACTCTTTCTCCAATTAAGTATCTCAGCTAAGCTTACAGCGGCGCAAATAGGGGAAGAACCTTGATCTACTACGCTATCGACATTATTGATCTTATACTCATCAGGAACAGCCTCATGCTGCATATTCATAATAGCGTCCCTATCATCCGCTGGCGATGGTATATATCCTAATCCGTATTTCATTACTTATCCTTTGGTAATTATACACAAGTTTACACCTGTATAATTAGTTAATAAATTTCTTAACCGGGTTATACCCAAACCCTGTATGGGGTGGCATTGCTGCGTCCCCCTTTACTTTTCTCATGATGTTATAACTTCCGCTATTTTTTATGATAATCTATTATCTTGATATTAAACGTATCGGATCTTTGCCTTACCTGTATAGACCCCCTAGCCTTTCCCTTGGCGTCGTACAGGGCGGTAAAGCCAAAGTTATCGACCCGGCCGTCGTCCAGCGTAAACCTCCACTCCTTCCATTGGCCCATCACGGTCCCGGAAGACACTATAGAATCCACTACATAAGATATGTCAGTAGTATCATATTCCGTATAGTAGGTTCTTGACGTACTGCATCCGACAGCCGCTAAGGTAAATAACATTAACAAGAAAAACAAGATCTTATTCATTCTTCTTAGTCTTTTTACGTTTCTTAGATTTCTTCTTCTCCTCAGTTTTATTCTCGACATTTACGTCATTGACGGCATCGGTACCAGTAACCTCAGATATATTATTTTCAAGTATATCAATATGACCTGAATTAGGATCCATCTTATCTTCCTCGACAACAACCTCATCAGATACATCATTGTCTAAAGCCTCAGGATCAATATGATTCTCTAGATACTGGATACGATCGGACATAGCTTTATTTTGTTCCTCTATCTCCTTGTATCTTCTCCTAGCCTCGTTGAGTAACTTGGATGATAGCTTATGCTTCTTCTCTATATCCATATAAGCCCGTTTAAGAGTCTCTTTCTCTTTTACCGACTCATTATATAGCTCTCTTGATTTACTAAGCTCATTTCCCATCTTAACTATATGAGAATCCTTTGATTCTATATCTTTATTAATAGAATCAATGAGCGTATTAAGATAACTTACTTTCTCATTCAATTCAAATACCTTCGCAAGAGCATTTTTGTAATCTTCTCTTAATTTATTTGAATAGTTAATAGCCTCATCAAGATCCTGTTTTAGAGTATTTATATAGCTACTCTTTACTATCTTCAATCCGAACATCCTCAACACTTTTATAAGTTCTACGAATATCGGCCTTTATCTTGCCGACTATAATTAACTCAGCTATATGCTTATCTTTCTCTACTATAGCTATATCCTTGCGGACATTAGTGACTCTGATCGTAATATTCTCGTTGTTGGAGAAAACGAACGGTGATCCTACCAAAGTGAGGCCTGTATCGTTGGTGAACGATGGCAGCATCATAACCATCCCGACAGTATCATCCGGGAACGACGCCGATACACCTGTATCTATATCAAGAACATCACCTTGACCCAACGGGAAGGCATTACCTTGCTTGATAGGAATATCCTTTCCCAATGAGTTCCATGCCTTAGAGAATTTTAAAGAGTTAAGAAAAATTTTACCATCTTTCTCAACTATCCCCACCATTGGATCGCAATTCATGTGAACCTCATCAAGCTTATCATCCGGCTTTTCCTCAAATTCGTCAAGATCTCTGGCTGATGTAAATGACTTACTCTCCAGAAGTTTTTTGATATCTTCAATAGTAGCCATACTATAATTTTATTATTAAATAAACGATCTTCAATCCTAACTTCAAATCAGATGTCTTTTCGAACATCTCCCTAAGAGGTAAGATGGTAGCGTCAAGATCTGACGCTACCCATTCTCCATCCTTATAATACATATCCTTTTCCTCGGAATACGCTACACAAGGTCGATGCCCTAAGTTCTTCATAACCGTATCTACCTTATTTTGGGTAGGCATCGAGACACGATTCACTTTAGTAGATATATTAAAATTACTTTCCATTAAATTACTCATTTTCAATTAGTTAATTAGAAAGGTAGGTCACTGTCGTCTCCAAAAGGAGGATATTGTGGCGGCTGCTGACCTCCAAAAGAAGGCGCTTGGGCTGTCTGAGGCGGAGCCTGCTGGTATGATGGAGGAGGCGTCTGCGGCTGGGCTTGCGGCTGATATGACGGTGGGGGCGTTTGCGTTGTAGCCTCACCAGCGTTGTTTTGGCTTGCCGACTGAGTAGGTTTCACACCATCTGTCTTAATACTTTGGATATATTTATTAAGTACCTGATAAGCGAAAGTGTCTTGGGTCGTATAATCAAACTTCTTATTCCCCATTATATCAGTACTCTCAACCCTGTCAGGCCATCCATTCTGCCCGTTCTTATAATATTGCTGGATAAGCTCGTCCTTACCGTCAGGGGTCTCCCTTGCGTATGAGATAAAGAAATTACCGGGAGCATATTGATCCCCTTTCTTAGCATGAGCAGGATTGATCACCACCTTACGTTTCAGGTCGATATTAGGCAAGTACCTTACCAGTGACTTCACGTAATTATTAATACCTCCTTTTTGAGTCACCAAAGGAACGTTTATAAAGTAATTACCATCCTCATCACTTATCTTTATGGATAAGTATTTGGCATTTATTCCATTGAACTCCACTTCTCGCACATTGATATCAGACAAATAACCTTCGATACCGTTCCAGAATACCCTCCAATAAGAAACGGCTCCGGTCTTCTCGTTTATATGCTCCTCGAAACCTTCCTTTGGTTCTCTTGATGACTGATATAATAATCCGCTACCACTTACTTTAAAGTAATGGTTATTACCACCTGATGAATTTTCTCTAACTCCCATTTTATATATTTTTAAATATTAAACAATAACTGATGATGACAAGAAATACTCGTTCTTATTATCCTCCCCATAAATCTTATTGAAATGAGATTTATGATCATGCTCGATAACTACCCTATTACACGATATGCTTTTTATGATACCCAGATATCTTCCACATAACACGTTGCATACAATATCTTCACCATAATGAGACAAAGGGGTAAGTCTTTCCTTACATGATTTACCTGAAGACGGGTTCTCTGACATAATACCACATCCTTTATCGGTAAATATCAACTTACAATGATCGAACTCATTTACCTTAAGATTGTTTTGGAGGGCTTGGACGAGTAGATCCTTATCAAAGACATAGGTACTTGTTTTGACAAAATGCTCGTCCACGAACCTCCAATTTGGATAATTACCCTCAAAATGGGTCTCATACATATCCATATCAGGCGTAGAGAAATAAGTCTTAGTATCGTCCACTTTTATAGACAACATATCCGATGACTTATTGATATGCTTATCAAGCAATATCGCGGATTCGTTCGATACCGGGATAAACATCTTCTCTACCTTATCCTGATTAGGGACAAAATACCTGTAAATAGTATTTCTATCCGTACTTACTATATTAATATTAATATCATCAATATCAATAACCACATTCTCGATGCATGGATAAAAATCATCTACCTCCGTATAATCGCTGGCTTTGTTAAGAACCGAAACATAATCGCTCATCTTAACCTTAATTCCTCCATCAAGTATCTTATGTACCTGCGGGAATGTATTGATATCAAAAGCCGGACAACTATACTCACCAGAAGCGTAGTGGATCGTGATCTGATCTTTTCTATCCGAAAGCAGTATCGTAATCTCACAATTCTTCTGTTTTTTCATGAACTTAATAAAAGAGCTTGCCTCTACCAAGAAAGAGAAGTTAGAGTCAGCCTCGACCTCCAATCGCTCTATAACACATACCTTGGCATTTACGGAAGTGATATAAGCCAGATTATTGACAACATCTATCTTAAGATCCTTATAAAGGGAGTTGGAACCGGCGTTCTTAACCACCGTCTCCAATTTGCCCAACTTCTCATTTAATGACTTCGACAAGCATCTTATAAGCATAACGAACAACTTTTTATTACATCGCAAATATAATCATAATTATATTAATACAAATACAATAAATACTTAATAGTATTAAAATAGTTTAAACTTACGTCTAATATACTCGGCTATAAGCGTGGCGTCACACATTCCGTCTTGTATCTTAGTAGGTTGTACTCCTTTCCCTGACCATGGTTTCACGAAAGAGACCAAAGGGAAAAGGCGCATGGCGCATCGGATGGAGGTAGCCTTCGTGTCTAGCTTAGCCGCAGCATACACCCGATCGGCAGTCGTATGGATCTCCTTCTGCCATGTCTTTGGCTGTACCTCCTCGAACATGAACCTGACATCAGGGTGCGATCCGTATCGTTCCATCATCTCCACCATCATCGCAAAAAGCGCGTTTGGTTCCCGACGTCTCCCGCCAAAGGTGAAGTTGCTGGCTGCCGAGCTGTTGTGGATGCTATGGACGTCCTCGACGGCTATCGCCAGCGTCCCGCCTCCCTTTTCTTGGATCTTGTCAGCGGCATCGAGGAAGAAGCTTGATATAGCCCTAAGATCTATATCCCCCTTAACCGATATCCTTGGAGTCATAATTACCTTAATATCCCCGTTCTCCGGGATCATGGACAATCCTCCGGTGTCTATACCCGGATCTATACCTATTGATATATTCATAACTTCAACGTATATAATGAATGGAAATCCTCCGGTCTAAACACCTGTATTGAGTTATCCGGATACATACCTATATAATAACCGTAAAAAGCCCGTAGAATGCCGTTTTCTAGCCTTATATCCAATGCCTTTACCTTATTCCCTTCAACCATAACATCAACCTCATCAGTCTTGTTAGATATCTTATCGAACCATTCAGGTATAGGATCAATACCGTACCTGAATGCGTTTACTGTTGATTTTATAGAGATATACGTACCCATGATCAGATAAGATTACAATCATCACGTTTAACAACCTTAAAATCACCATTGCGAAGGAATATCGCCACATCAGATCTCGTATACGTAAGAGGTGTATACGATACCAAATGATAAGATGCCTGCCCGACGGCGGGGCGAACCGGTCTCAATACGGCTATGGCTATATCTCCGCCAAGTTCCGTGCCACCGGTGACACCCTGTAGGCACATGTATATGAATCCCTCATACTCATATCTCTTTCCAATAAACTCACTCATGGGAATACCTACGAACAGATAGTTCTTCACATCCCCTTTCTTAACCTCGACAGCGTTCTCTACACTGGACGGTATTACGTCTACAAATTTTACTCCTATTGCCATGATTACAAATTCAATTTAGTTCTTAATTCTTGACACAATTCTTGATTATCCCTCATGATACTTAACGTATTATCGACTCCGTTCCCGACACGAACATCCCCGTACCAGTACCATGATCCTTTACGGATAAAGATACCGGTTTCCTCGCATAACTTCAAAAGTTCAAGTTCCTTATCAAACCCCACGCCATAATACAAGGCTGTCTCTGCTATTTGGAACGGAACGGCTGTCTTGTTCTTCAGCACCTTTATCCTAACCTCATGACCTACTGAAGATCCGTCCTCTCCTAATATAACCTTCTTTCTCGCCATCTCCATACGGATAGAGGCATAGAACTTAAGAGCGTTACCTCCGGTCGTTACCTTAGGATCGCCGTATATAACACCGATCTTCTCCCGATACTGATTGATGAATACCAGAACACAGTCGCTTTTGTTTACGATTCCTGTAAGAACCCTCATGGCTTTGGACATCAAACGAGCCTGCAATCCCATGTTGCTGTCTTCCATATCGCCCTCTATCTCCTTCTTCGGTACCAGATTGGCTACAGAATCTACGACAATAAATCCGACCTTCCCGGACTCGACTAACTTGGCTGTGATGTCAATAGCCAGCTCCCCGTAGCTTGGTTGGGAGATCAAAAACCGGTTTATATCTAATCCCATTTTCCTAGCGTACTCAATATCGAAAGCGTTCTCCACGTCTATTATAGCTACCAGCTTATCTGGATGTTTTTTCTGGAACTCGATCATACTTAACGTACACATCATGGTCTTGCCACAAGATTCCATCCCGACCAGCTCATGGATCCGGCCTACCGCCCATCCGCCGCCGAGGGCTTTGTCCACCACCAGCGAACCAGTGCTTTCCCTTGGTATGGATATTATAGGCTTATCATCGCCGAAGTTCATTATCGAGCCTTCTCCAAGCTCTTTATTTAAAGATGATACTAACTCATCTACGTCTGAAAAAAGTTCTTTCTTAGCCATTATAATCCAAATTCCTCGAAGTTAAATAAATCTTGTTGTTTCTTAATCATATCCTTCCCGATATCAGATATCTTTTCCGGATTCAAAACACCTTCATTCTCATCCACCTTCTCTATAAAGTCAGATATCTTATCGCTTAGCAGTACCATATCTTCCTTAGGCACTGATTTTAGATAAAGCCCGTCTATAGACCTACATCTTGAAAGAGCGGTATATATCTGCCCTATCTCGAAGGCTCTGCTGATGTCTACAAATATATTATCTAAAGTCATTCCCTGGGACTTATGGACAGTTATGGCGTATCCTAACCTCAATGGATATTGTATTATATAGCCGCAAGAAATGCCTTCAAGGGAATCATCTACCTGCTTGTACTTCATCTTCTCCCACTTCTCTTTGGTTATCTCCACCTCAGTATCGTTATCTAGATGAACATATATCGTCTCATCAACAGTATCTATGCTGGTTATGATACCCATCGAGCCATTGACATACCCATTGCCGTTTCTGGTTATTATGACCTTAGCCCCTACCTTTACTATAAGCTCATCCTCGCAAGGCGCTACAGGCTTCTCCCCGAATACAGTGGCATCGAACTTAAATACCTTATTATTGATCTTATCAAGATTAGTCTTATTTATCTCATAAGCTTCTTTGTTAGTTGAGCATATAATTATAGTATTATCCATATTATCCGGATACTTGACCCTGCTATCCAATATCTGTCTTGACTCGTCGGTAATAACCCCACATCTTATATCCTCAAGTACGGAAAGAAGCTGAGGATCTTTTTGACGGAATACGTTCTCGAAGGTAATGACCGAGAATCCTGACGCTCTTAATGCCTTTGATGAGAAAAAGAACCGGCTCTCATAATATTTGTCGATAAAATCATCCGCCGTCACCACAGGCGGTAGTTGTGATAGATCTCCAAACATAATCAACCTAACACCACCGAAAGGCTCCTTGCTACGCCTGCATTGTCTAAGTATGTCAGCTACCTCATCAAGCAAATCAGGTCTTACCATACTTATCTCGTCAATGACGATAGTATCAAGATTCTTGATCTTCTTCTTCATAAACGGACTTACATCCACCTTATTCGATAACATACCTCTCTCGATAGAAGGTATATAAGGATCGTTCTTTATAGAGAAGAACGAATGAATGGTCTGTCCACCGGCATTCAACGCCGCTACTCCAGTCGGTGCTACGATAACGCACTTACCCAAGAACTTTACGATACGTCTCATGAACGTACTTTTACCACTACCAGCTCTACCGGTAATGAACAGATTCTCCCTAGTGGTGAAAATTTTCTTCAAGGCACGACCCTGCTCCACGTTTTTATCCACCGTCATAATATGACGAAGGAGGTCGTTTTCATTTCTAAAATCCTCTTTTACCATATCTTTTTAAGTTTATGGTACAAAGATACGAATAGTTATAATTAACTAATTGAAATAAATGTAAATAATATATAAATATTAAATTTTGTATCTGATACTCAAATCATCCAGCCTTACTCATCTCAACCCCTTTTACCCCTAAGAAAACGTCTTTTATAAAATCTTCTGCGATAATTATATGCATTATCGTTCCTCTGTATGATAGTCTTAGGTGTCCGATAGTTACGTTTTTCCTGTCTTTGGTATTGACTATTCCATTGTTTTTCTTTACCTCATCATATAAATCGGATATAGTCTTACAGCACATACTAAGAACTTCTTTTATCATCCGATATACCGTTCTTTGGGATATTAGCATCATACCTTCTTTTGATAACTTTATATTCAATCTATCCATAAGATATGACACATTGAATTTGATAGTTCTTTTTTTAGTTACCTTATATATCTTATTTATATTTCTGTTTCTAGCTGAGAATATTATTTTTGATAACATCTTGACTCTATTTAATTTACGACTTTTGTTAGCCATCCTTCTTCTGGTATTCGAATCAAGATTTTTATCAAGGCAGGTATATACAGATTCTCCTTTCTTTACAAACATATCCTTTATCCTTGGGGTCTTACTAGCCTTATGCTTGTATTTTATGATATCCGATAAAGCTATCATAATCTCTCCTTCAGCCCAAGCCTTTAAGCTTATAAGCTGGTAGTTCATATCCTCATGAGAATCCCTTAATACATGTCGGTAGCAGAAATAAGCGCATCCATCCGATAGGATATCAATAAAATCATTGGTGTTAATCTCTATCTGATCTCTGTTTCCATCTTGCATCCTTTTTCTTAGAAACACATGTTTGGATACGTTTATGATAATAAGATATATCATTGCCATCTTACATTCATCGCTGATCTGGATTCCCGATCCATGATACTCCTCATGTTTCAATGAATATTTTATGGCTGTCACTTTTTTGCCTTCCTTATTGGTAACAGGTTTAAAATCGACTGGACATATAAGTGACCCGGCTGGAAGTTTTACGCATCCTAGCTCATCTTTTTTGGCCTGAATATTACGTGGAGTATATCTTTCGGTAAGAATCTTATCGAAATTTGATTTCATTATATGTAAAAATCTTATCTTTGTCCCCATAGTGGATTTTATTTGCTGCGAATATACGAGTTTCGTAAATACGAAACAAGTTATTCGGATGGATGGGTTGCCTGTGAAGGTCGCCCATTTGTTGTTTATACGAAATTGTCGTAATAAAATGGGGGGGGTAAATATCTGTGTTTCTGTATGATCATTTTTGACATCATACTTGTTACGCGCGCATTAATAGGTATATTTATTAATTATAATTAACTATATTAATATATCCTACTTCCTAATCCTCCATGTTTTGTGTAGGGTATATCATGAAGTCAAATGTCTATATAGCTAATTAATATTTTTACTGCCAAGGTGTAGTGCCGTCAGGCAGGACACCGCAGGCTTATAATAACAATGCCATATGATGTTACCGGAGTCCGGGACCCGGAAGGGGATCGGGCGGAGCAGAAGCCAAAGAAGAAAAAGTGAAGTCATGTGCAGTCGCTCACGCTCCGGCCGCCCGTATCCTCTACGGCAGGCTCCATCGCCCCAAGACTTCCCATTTCCTTTGGATTTATATCCCATAGCACGGCAGGAAGGCATCCAAAGGGAAAAGGTGTGGTCATGTCCCGTGAGGCAGGATAGGGCTGTCCACCGCCGCTCGGAGGCATGTATGGCCGGTGCTCAACTGGCCTCGTTGCCGTGGCTTACGGTGAACTCATTCGGCCTTCCTCCGCCATTTCCACCACCTTTTTCCTTTGGATGTTCGTAAATACATGCTAATCAGCATATATTATGTTGATTATGGCATAATTTCTTGACAACGATATTTTTTTTAAGTAGTTTTGTCGAAAACTAATTTTATATGGCCGAACAGAGGAAAGCTTTCGTATTCGCGTTGCCTTACGACACTAGGCTGGATATGATCCAGCAGTTCTTAAGGATATACAACGGCTATCTGGATTCTAAGGGTAAGAGCTTGATTACCGAAAGGACGATAAACTTACTTTCTTTCTACATCAACTACGGATACTCGGATGATACCAGGGCTAAGTACATGGATTGTCATGGACAGAAGGAATCTTACGTCGCTGTCCTGAACAACGAGCTTAAACGTGGGGGTTTTCTGGTGGACAAGAAGAACGGGAACTTCCGTACCCGTGAGCTGTCTATTGAGATGAGAAGCTTACGTAACTATTTTATTCTTGACGGGGAGGGTGATGATACCCGTGTAATGGGGTTTGTGTTCAAGAGAAACAAATTGGATATTGATGGGTAGGAATCTTATTTCATTCGATAGGGATATCGTGGATGAGGTGGTAAGAAGATCTGATGGGAAGTTTACCAAACAACAGGTAGAGTGGTGCATGAAAGCATCCGTATCTTATATCCATCATCTCTCCAGATATACCGATAATATATCTATCAGGATCCCATTTATCGGATACGTTATATGCAATCTTCGCGAGATGCGGGTAAGACGTGATAAGATACGTCGGATATTTGTCAAGGAAGGTAATCGTTATCCGGATGAAAGGATGCCTATTGAGCTTGATTGTCTGGATAAGAAGATTAAGGCGATAGAGGATATGGAGGGGTTGAAGAACGGAGATCCTCTTATACGTGATAACCATGAGGCCATGTATCAATGTCGGTATGGAATGACATGGGAACAATTACAGGATTTTCAACAAAAACAATTTAAGAAATAATATGCAAACAATCGGTAAAGCCCAAGTGATAGCCCAAGCTTGGGAAGACAGTTTATTGGGTAGGATTCCTAAGGATGAGAAGGATTATCCGGAGTGGTACAAGAATCGTCTTGATTTATGCAAGAAATGTCCTAAGAACTCTTCTAATATAGCTTTCTTTAAGTTACCAGCTAAGGTATTGCTGCAAAGATTGATGGGAAGACAGGCATGTTCGTTGTGTGGTTGTTTTATCAAGGAGAAGGCTTGGATGAAGACCGAGGTATGCCCGTTGAAGTTCGTGGAAGGAGAGAAAGCTAAATGGAATGCCATGGAGGTGATAACAGCCGATCATAACGATTTTAATATCGAGTGCCCTAACGATTCCTTTGATATAGGACTTACGGATGACGAGAGCGAGTTTTATCTAAATATTTTTGATCAGAAAATAGGTGATAAGATAGAAATCGTGTTATTTATCACCCATAAAGATGGTTTCCATGTCAAGGAGCATCATCTTGGATGTGGATGTATGGGAGACGTGTCATATAACAAACATCCTGACAATGAGAATAGAACTATATTTAGGATGACATTGGATACCTCAAAATATACGGAAGGTCATTTTGAGAAACATCTATCTCTTATAGGTTATACGAAGGATGATCCTGAACGTAATTTCAAACATTTCCCGCTACGTATTATAGGGGAAGCTTATAAGTAAATACTATGCGAAGTCCCGTAAGAAGTAAGATAGATGATCGTATCCATGCCCTTATTGTCATGGAAGTCGGATGCCGTGAGTTGCCTGAATATTCGTTGGGTGATATACTTTACTCCGCTTTAAGGAGGATAGCTAGGGCTAATGGTGGTAATGTCCGCTTCTTGCGGGATGTTAGTACCAGGGATTTATTGAGGTCTATAGACCAAAGCATCAGTGATGAGATTGAATTAAATAATAATGATTATAACGTGTGATTATAATGGAAGAGGATAAGGATATCAAAAAAGAGATCAGGGATTATCTTAAAGAAGAGGCGGATACCCATATAAGGCATTGGATAGCCATAAAGCGTGAGAGCAAGCGTCTGTATAGCGATATTGAGGATAGGACTAAGAAGATAGCCCTTAAATCATCTTCGTTGATAAAAGAGGAGGATTTTGTCGTTCTTCATGAGATGACCCATAAGATACAGATGTTGAATATAGAGGCTGTAAAAGTCAATTCTAGGTTGATGTTCATAATCCAGTTGGCTACCAGCTTCGGTATGGATCTGGATTTAGATACGACATATGCGTCCACCGCCAAGGGTATTATAGAAGACAGAACATCTGGATTCGTGTTTTATGATGACAAGGAACGTCTGAGATATGCCGACAAGGAGCTTGAGGATATGTTCCATGACATGAGCGTGACGGAAGTAAGTAAGATCGGGGTTGTTCAGTCTTATGAGCTTCTTATGAAACAGTATAACGAGTTTAAGGATATGAAAGCCAATGCCACAGGGAAGACGAAAGCCGACGAGTAAGGACGCTGATCGGGTCAATGATAATCTTGAGGTCATAGCTAAGGCCATAAACGACGCTAAGACTTATATTGATAAACATCCTTGGGATAAGGAGAAGCCGGAGGATATGGCTAGGGCATTTGACTTCATATCAAAATTAATCGATAAGATAAATACATGGAATGATTCTTATATGGAGAAGAGCGGGATCATGGATGTATATAGGTCTGTAAGCAATGTCCAGAAAAAGGAACGTAAGGGTCAGGTTTCTGGTGGAATCGAGTCTGTTTTAAAGGATATTATAAAATGAGTCTAAGCACGAGTCCAGAATTTTATGTAAACATGAAAAATCCTCCTGTATGGAACGATCTGTTCGGTTGGGAGGATCAGGATGACGATGTTAAGCAGTTCTTTAAAGAAGAGGCTTATAAGGTCAAGTACGGGGTGAATATCAATGGTACGTTCATCCCCCCATGGCTTTATTGGCATGTTAATTTCTTCCCCGTATTCCAGGATCTTCCAAACGGGGAACGTGTGCCAGCGATCAGTCGTTTGCGTGATAACGAATGGTTTTTCGCCGAGATGTACCAACGTGCCCGTCAGGAGAAGAAAGGGTTGGGGATGTTTGGTACTCGTCGTTTTGGCAAGGCTCTTCTGGACTCGGAGCTGATATATACTCCTTATGGATCTAAGAAGATAGGGTTCGCTGATATCGGGGATATCATATATGGCGATGATGGTAAGCTTACGACTATAGTAGGCGTATATCCTCAAGGATTCGTTGATATGTATAAGGTTACGTTTGAGGACGGGCGCAGTATAGTATGTTGCGGTCAACATCAGTGGAAGGTTAAATATCATGGTGATTATAAAGTCATGAGCACCATGGGTATCATACACTCTGACTTCCAGAAGATGACCATAGACATAGGGGAGGCCGTGGATTTCCCCGAGCGGCGGTGGCTGATGTCGCCCCATCTCCTTGGGTCTCTGACCGCCTCTTTCCTTTGTGGATCTACCGACAGGATCTTCGAGTTAAGCAATAAGGAGATGGATGATATTATTTATTCATCCAAAAAACAGAAAGAGTTGTTTATAAGCTCATTCATGAAGATAGCTTGCGGCATAAGTACTGGTGACGATCGTTTTAAGGTCGTTTACAAAAGTGAGTATATTATATCCTTCGTAAGAAGAATATTCTGGTCTATGGGATATTATTGCGTCATGGATGGCGATGATATGTATATATCCAAGACCCATAACAGACTTAGGATATCCGATATAGATTATTACGGGAAGTATAAGGCTACTTGTATTGAGGTAGATAATAAATCTCATCAGTTTCTTACTACCAATTTTGTCGTATCCCATAATACGACCATCATGTCATCCCTTCTTCAGATGAACGCTACCATGACGATCGGGCTTAGTCATTCCGTGGTAGGTTTCAGCGATAGCGATTTATCTAATATAGGTGAGTATTGTGAGTATGGTCTTGATCATGTGCATCCTTTTTTCAGGATCAACAGGACCAAGACCGACTGGAGTTCGGGCGTTACATTAGGCAAGAGGATGTCCAATGGCGTACGTGATATCCATGCCATTATCTCTATAGCCAACATCAACATGGGTAGGAAGACCTCCACTCAGAAGACGGCTGGTTTGACACCGGCTACGGCTATTTTCGACGAGGTAGGTAAGGGACCTATCAAGAAACCGTACACGGCCGCCATGCCGTCCTACGACACTCCTTATGGCTGGCGTCTCAGTCCTATCTTGGCTGGTACCGGTGGTGAGGTGGAACTATCCAAGGACGCTCAGGAGATGTTCTCTGATCCTGATACATACAATCTCCTGGTCATGGATTGGGATATTTTAAATCGGAGAGCCATGAAAGGGAAAACATGGAAAGAACGGAAATGGGCGATGTTTGTCCCCGGTCAGATGGCTAACTCCGGTGTCAAGAGAACGATAGGGTTAGGTCATTATTTGGATAAGCCTGACGACAAGAAGCTTAATAAGATTAAGATTGATGCCACGGATTTTGAAGCCAGTACCAATAAGCTTAACGAGGAACGGAAGAAGTTATCTACGAAAGATAGGGTAGCTTATACCTCTCATACCATGTTCTATCCATTTACGATTGACGACTGTTTTTTAAGCTCATCCCAGAACCTATTTCCGGTCGAGTACGCTATCAAGCATAAGAATGATCTTCTTGAGTCGGGGCAATATAGCGGTATGCTGTGTGATGTCTTTCTTGAGTCAGGTAATAAACTGGGGACTACTAAATCTAATAAGCAACTGGCTGGATTCCCGTTTAGCGGCGGTGTTATTGACGCTCCTGTCCAGATATTCGAGATGCCTCAATCCAATAGGTTTGATGACTTTATTTATGTAGCAGGATGTATGCCTCCCGGAGAAAGGGTGTTGACCCCTGATGGATATAAGAATGTAGAGGATGTTGACTATGATGATTTCTTGGTTAATAATGAAGGGGATAATGTTAGGATACGCAAGAGACTTGTCAGAAATATGGTCGAAGAGGATCTTTATTCGATAAAGATGTATAATGGCGTAAGAATAAATAGATTTACTTCTGATCATCCTATTTTTGTTTCTGATCATAAGACCGTAGGGAGAAGGGTTAGGGAAGATTTATTCAAGTTTGATTACATACCTGTCAAGGATATAAAAGAGGGACAGTGGACAAGGATCCCAAATATGTATGCCGAAGAAAGGATGGATATTCCGGGATTTAGGGATTATATGCTTTCTGATGATTTTTGGTGGTTTGTCGGGATGTGGCTAGGGAATGGATGGATTGATAAGCAGTGTCGTGTACAGATGGCTATTTGTTTTGACTATCCAGAAGAGAGGGATAGGTATTACAAGGTTATAGATAATCTTTTTGGTATTAAGCCTTCGGAGAGATGCAGGAAGGGTAATTGGGAATTAAATTTTAAGCATGTTTATCTAAGCGAGTGGCTTGTTAATAATTTTGGTAAATATTGTTATGGTAAATATATTCCTGAATTTGCTAAATACCTCCCGTTTAGCATGAAGGTTAGTTTAATTCATGGATATCTGGATACGGATGGATCTATCCATAATGATTTTCGCAATTATTCGGGCATGGATTTCGTAAGTGTCAGTATGGATCTTCTTGAGGGTATACAGGATATATTGTTATCTCTTGGAGTAGTTGGAGGTATATCCATAATGAAAAAAAATAGGGCTGAATATATAGATGGCAATAAGGTTAAATCTCAAAGATCATGTTATCATTTAAGGATAGGCCATAACTATACTGTGTATTTCAGGAAGTTGGTTGAGACATTAACTCCTGATTATATATCTAAATTGTCTAAAGTATGTATGGATACCAGCACAAGAAAAAGTCCTTCCACAGGTATATTTATTAGTAATGATAATAAGTATATATATGTCAGGATATCATCTATAACTAAAGAAAAGTATACCGGTCCTGTGTATAATTTTGAATGTGATACGAATAATTATTTATTAAGGAATATATCTGTTCACAATTGCGACCCTTATAAACAGGCCAAGTCTGATACCCCTTCATTAGGTGCTTTTTATGTATTCAAAAGGCGTGTTGGTATTCGAGATCCTTATGCCTATAGAATAGTGGCTTCATACGTATCCCGCCCATCATCCATAGATCAGTTTTGCCGTACATGCGAGGTGCTTCAGAAGGGATATGGTGCTATATGTCTTATGGAGAACGCTGACCAGATGTATGAGCAGTATCTTAATCGGAAGAGTGGTATGCCGGCATCTTTCTTCTTATTCGCTGGCGAGGCTATAGCCAATAAGTACGTGAAGGCCGGCTCCCGGCAGAACAGCAAGTTAGGTCTATACCCTACCCCCGGCAACCAGAACCTGCTCTTCTCCTGCGTGGTGGATTACTGCTGGCAGGATTTCGTTATTGGTTATGATGATAGTACCGGTCTTGATATAACGGTTAAAGGTATTGAGTTGATTGATGATATAGCCCTACTGGATGAGATAATACAGTACAAGCCCGGATTGAACGTCGATAGGATAATAGCGTTCGGGCATGCGTTGGTTCTCGCCAGATATTTTGACGATAACAATTACATGCCTAAATCGAAGATCGAGGAGATGAATAATGCCCGCAAGGAAGACGCTTATAAACACCATGAGGTATATGCCTCTGCCTTTGGATCGGTATCTATAGGTGCGTTTCGGTAGTTTAGTGTTGCTTAATAACTTATCTTTGCTAAAAACAATTGGATTGATATGGAGATTTTCAATAGAGATCATTCGTTTCCAGCAAAAGGAGCGTTATTGGGATTACCTCCTCAGGCTATTTCCACGAAGAAAAAGAACAGGAAGTGGAAAGAGGATTGTATGGACGCTCTTGAGGCGATAGGATTGAAACAGTATGATCGCAACCAGATGTACCGTGACTATTATCTAATGGCGGATGGTAAGTTATCTTTTATGGAGATGGCGGATGTCATCCCTCAGCTAAGGAACGTGCAGAAGCTAAGGAGTGATATAAGAATCCCTTCTTTCTTGAAGCATTATGATATCATAGGTGGTATCGTAAACGCTTTTGAGGGATGGCTGACAAACCTACAGGATAAGTATACGGTTAATGAGGTAGGTGATATGGCTATAAGTGAGTATGAGGATACGATGTCAAACTTACTTCATCGTCATATACAAGAACAGTGGGATATTATCGTTAATCAGCGTCTTGTGGAGGCTGGTCTTGATCCTACGTACAATGAGTTTAATTCCGAGGAGGAGCGTCAGGCTTATGTTCAGCAAATCCAACAGGCCAAAGCGTCTATGACCCCTGATGATATCCAGAGGTTCATGAGTACAAGATGGAAGACGCAGGCGGCGGTATGGGGGGATCATACGATCGAGGCCGACCGTAGCCGGTTTTATATGGATGAGCTTGACAGGGAGAATTTCCGGGACCGTCTTCTTAGCGGAAAGATGTTCCGTAATCATTTCGTTGGCTTCGACTACTATCGTCCGGAGGTATGGAGTCCTATGGAGGTTTTCCATCCTGATGTAAAATACCCGCAATATGGGTCTTATGTGGGCCGTATTCATTATTACGAGGGTGTTGAGTTGATATCAAGATACGGCCATAAGATGACGGCCAAGGACAAGCGTCGTATTATGGGCGGTGATGATGATTATGAGGGATGGGTATCTAATGACGGTACTAGGTATGACTGGAAGAAAAAGAAACCGTCTATTACCGGTATGTACGAGAATGAGGTTGTCCCATGGAAGGGATACCATGACTATGAATCTATAGTCGCCGCTGAGGATTACTACGGCGTTCCGATGGGTGAGTACCACACCTTCGGGCCGGACGGGGAGGAGCACACCCAGCCCCGCTTCTTGCCCCGCTTCCATCCCTTTGGATATTTCAACTCCGGAATGGCCGATGGCAAGAGATATGAGATAGACTCTCGCCTTTTTAGGGTCATGGAGGGATATTGGGTATCCATGAAACCGATATTCTTAATAACTTACATGACGGAGACCGGAATGGTGGATCAGGAGCTTGTGACAGATGAGCTTCTCCCGGAGTTCTTGGAGAAGAATGGTATAAAGAAAGTGAAGAGGGTCATGGCAGAAGCCGTCAGTGATCCTGAGGTGAACACCTATATCTTGGAGTATGTCCCTGAGGTTAGGTTTGGCGTTAAGATCACCGGAGGTAATTTAATGGATAAGCCTATATATATCGGTGGGGATCCAATACCTCATCAGATACATGGTGACAGCAGTCTGTATGATTATGTCATTCCGGTTTCGGGATTTATAGGGGCCAGTCTCGCTGATCGCATACAACCGTTCCAGATGATGTATAACCTTGCTATGAATCAGCTATACAATAACGCCGAGAAGGAGATTGGTAAGTTCTTCTTAGGCGACCTTGGATTCTTGCCTACTGAATATAAGGATATGATGGACAAGAAGGGTGCTTTAGCTACTTTCATGCAGATCGTGAAGTCCGTCTCGTTTATGGGCGTAGGTGGCAATGATACGAATAATCCTTACCAGAATCCGCAGATGAGTAGCATATATAACCAGTTTGGTGTATATGATCTTACTAATACGGATCAGATAAGATCCCGTATGGAAATGGCGTCTTACGCCTATATGATGGCTTATAGGATGATAGGAATATCCGAGCAGGCAATGGGTCAGTCAACTAGATACGAGAGTTCTACGGGCGTAAAACAGGGGGTTAACGCTACTATGCTACAGACCCAAACTTACTTTAATGATTTCGATGACTTCAAGAAACGGACATTGGATATTCATCTAGCCGTGGCTCAAGTATGTCAGAAGGAAGGATACGATTGGACCGTGATGTACAGAAACAGCGATCTTTCCTTGGCTTACATCAGTCTTACGGATAATAGCTTGTCGTTACGTCATCTTAATGTTATGGCTGTCTCTAATTCCAAGAAACGTCTGGAATTGGAGAATTTGAAACAATATATATTACAGACAAATACGTTAGGTAATGACTTACTTGATATCACTAGGATGATGAGCGCCAACTCAACGGCTGAGATGAATCAGATCGGAAGGGATGCTAGATCTTACGCCGATCGTGTAAGGCAAGAAGAATACCAGAATCAACAGCGACTTGTCCAGCAGCAAGCCGAGGCCGAGCAACAGGCACGTAATGATGAGCATGAGAAGGATAAGGAGCTGGCTTATATCAAGGGCAACTTCGACTTAAGGGGTAAGAGCATAATGGCCGCCGGTCAAGCGGCTAGGACCGAGAACAACTCTGAAGGCATGGATTATGTCGAGGCTATGGCTGATAGGGCTTTAAGGGAA